GCCTTACGTGACGCCGGAAGACACGGTGCAGATTCACCTGCTGCTGAAGCACGGTCGAATCACCCGTGATGAACCCCGTGCAGCGGAAGTGCTGGAACTGTCCATCAAGGTCAGCGTGGCTCGCTGTGCCCGTGTCTCGTACAACAACTTCGAGGGTCGTCGTTCGACCGTCGAAGAAGACATCGTTCTGTATGACAAGTTGGTCGGCAGCAGTCCGCTGCATGCCAGTCCGACTGAGCATCAGGCGACACCGGACGAGTACATGCTCCATGACGGCATTGGCTTCAGTGCTGGCTGGCAGCAAGAACACTTGCACGGCAACCTTCATGGTTGGGTGCAGTACCGGAAGACCTTGGCAGGGGAATTTATCCCCGGCTGATTCGTTGTTTTGAGGGGGCATCCGCCCCCATTCCTCATTCATGAACTAGGAGTTGAAGATGCAAGTGACTACTGAAGATGCCCATATCACTCACGCTGTGATGGGTGGTATGGATGTCATCGAATGTGGCATCACTGGAGATGCCCACTTCATGCACATGATGTCTGCCACGTTGTACCGTGACCAGAAGCAAGCGATGGTCCGGGAAGTCCTGTGCAACGCATGGGATGCTCACATCATGGTGGACAAGCTGTCCCCGATTGAGATCGAAATCGACGAAGAGGGTTACCTCATCATTCGTGACTTCGGCCCCGGCATCCATCACGACATGATCGGCCCGATCTACGGCGTGTACGGTGCATCCACCAAGAAGAACGATGGTCGCCAGACTGGCGGCTTTGGTCTGGGCTGCAAGTCGCCGTGGTCGTACACCGACACGTTTGAAGTGACCTCGTGTCACATGGGCAAGAAGGCCATCTACCAGATGACCAAATCGTCCGCAGAACGTGGCGGCAAGCCGGGCATCAAGCCCATAGTCACCAACATTCCGACGACCGACACCGGCATCACGGTGAAGATTCGTCTGAAGCAAGGTGACACCGGCACCATCACTCGTCTGATCCAGAAGGTGCTGAAGTACGGTGGCATTCCGGCCATGTTCAATGGTAAGGCATTCGGCTACATCGACTACTCGGCGGCCAAGAACAACTGGCTGATCGTCAATGGCGAAGAGAGCCTCGGTGTGTCCGGTGGCATCTTCATCCGCTACGGCAACGTCATCTACCCGCTCGTCTCGCATGAGCAGTATCGTGACAAGCTGCGTGAGATGGAACGTGTCATCAATGCCCTGCCGGATAACAGCGCTGGCTACGTCACCCTGCTGACTGCACCGCCTGATAGCCTGACTCCTACCCCGAGCCGGGAAGAGTTGTCGCTGACCGAACTGTCGTTGAACACCATCGACGGCCTGATCACCGACTTCCTCGCCTCGGTCCGTATGGATGGAACCAAGCTGGCCCGTGAACTCGGTCTGGAGCGTATTGCTCTGGCTCCGATGAAGGCCCTCTACAACACAGAGCACAAGCTCCCGGCCATCTCGCAAGAGAAGGACTTGTACGTGCGTGAGCACAACTACTACCGGGATCGCTATGCACTGAAGCGTCCTATCACCACTGCCGAAGACATCGTTGAGGCATCGGTAGCTCACCAATACCCTGCAAAGGTAGTGCGTGGCTTCCGTCGTGATGATGTGAATGCTCGTGTTGAACGCCTGTTGCCTACTTGGAACAAGCGTCTGGCTGACATGTACAAGCGTGAACGCCGTCGCATGGTGCTGAAGAACGGCAAGAACCAGATGGGTAAGTGGCTCTTCCGCAATCTGATGGGCTTCATTGCCAAGAAGATGCTGAAGGACGAAGGCCCACTCAAGATGAGCAACATGTACATCTGGGGCAAGCCGAACATCGACCGCTACTGGCATCGTGATGAAGACGGTGCGTGCAACCTCGACAGTCAGTTGGTCGAGTGGAACCAGTCAGGTATCAACCGTCTGGGGCTGGATGAGATCACCTTGGCTACGTTCATGCGTGGCCGTGTGATCGTCACCTACGCCCGTGGCACCTTGGCAGATCGGATGAGCAATCACCCGACCTATGGCTATCAGAAGGCTGAAGCAGAAGAGTTGCGTCGTGGATTCATCGTCTACAACTCCCCTCGCTCTGCTAAGCATCGTGATGCTGCCATCGCTTTCTTCCAGTCCTTGGGTCTGGAAGTGCTGGACGTGTCGGATCACCAAGAATCGTGGGAAGGCCCGAAGCCTGCTCCGGTTGTTCGTGAGAAGACCGAACCCAAGCCGAAGCGTCCCAAGCTGAAAGGCTGGGTGCGTCTGGATGCCTGCATGCGCGGTACTGCCAAGCTGGTCTATGAACCGTATGAAGCTCGTGATGACATTGAAGCTGCTCGCATTGAACAGCCCCTGTTCTATGTGACCCTCAAGCCGAAAGGCCGGGACGGCTACGACAAGTCGCTGGGCAACTTCACGAACGACAGCGCCAGCAAGCTCGCTGTGCAGTTGTATGGTCAGTTCGGTGCCATCGTGCAGAAGCAAGCGGACATCGACAAGCTGCAAGAAGCCGGTGTGCCGTCCATCACCGATTGGGTCGTACCCCGACTCATCAAGGAGATGAGCACCAACAAGCGTATCCGCAGTGCCTTGGGCAACTCGTGGGGCTTTGCTGGTGAAGAACTGCATCCGTTCAACTGGCTGTATGACCTTGCCAAGCGTGTGCCCGAGCTTCAGGCCCGTTACCACTGGGTCGATGAGCGTACCCCCCGAGATCACCTGCTTCAGTCCCTCTGGGCTGACGTGCAGAACCGCACTGGATACTACGAGTATGCCAAGCAGTGGTCGAAGGAAATCGTGCAGATCAAGGAGCTGCTTGCTCGGACTCCTGCATCACGTTCCTTGGCGTTGATGTCCTCCGATGTGAAGGACAACCTCGCTATGGAGATTCTGAACGGAGACGTGATGAGTCGTTATCTCAAATCGGACAGTCTGGAAGACGCTCCCAAGCGTGCCAAGCTGCTCTCCCTGCTACTTGACGCCCTTGAGGGCTGAGGAACCAAGCAATGAAAGTTACCATCATCGCCGCTGTCCTGACGACAACGGAACTCACGCTGTACAAAGAGGACGGCAGCACTCTGCCTCCGATCCTGCAAGGTGATCCCCGACTGGCTCCGCTGGTCGAGTACATCACCCCGTTCGTGTCGGCCAACCAGCCGGTGGAAATCGACCTCGACGACTACACCAGCCAGAAGCAGGCTGCGAACTACTTCGCTGAAATGGAACAGCAGACCTCCGGTCTGGTGAAGTTCTTCCGTGTGGCGAAGAAGAAGCTGGCCTCGTTGTTCGGCGCTGGCGACGACAGCAAGCCGGTCGAACCGGAAGTTCCGTTCGTCGATCCGTGCGTCATCGGCACTGTGCCGGTGGCAGAAGAACAGCAGAAGCCCGCTGTGGCTGAAGCTGCTGCCCCGGTAAACAAGACGGCTGCTGCCGTTGCCGAGATCATGGCCAACGCCAAACCGGCCAGCGACAAGGACTTCCGTGTCCCGGACTTGGATTCGTCCAAGGAAGAAGACACGGTGGTTGCTATCGTGGATGGCAAGGTCATTCCCGATGCTCACAACCTCGGTGGTCAGATCAAGTCGGCCATCGACAACGCAGACAGCGTGGGCCTGACCAACTTCATGCGTCGTGTGGCCGCTGTGGCGGACAAGCGTTCGCACTCGATCGAAGACCTGATGAAGTTCATGCGCCGTGGCGACCTGCCGCTGACGGATGCTGGCGACATTCTGGTCTACAAGGCACTGAAGCGTCGCAACTGGGGCAACCAGTACCCCGGTATGAAGTACGCCGACATCCACTCGGGCAACGTCCCGCAGAAGGTCGGCAGTTACGTCTTCATGGCGGAATCGCTGGTGGACCCGAACCGTCGCAACGAGTGCTCCAACGGCCTGCACATCGCTCGCCGTCAGTACCTGTCGGGCTTCCGTGGTGACGTGTGCGTGGTTGCACTGGTTCGCCCGGAAGACGTGATCGCCGTGCCTCAGTACGACGCCAACAAGATGCGGGTGTGTGGCTACCACATCATCCACGAACTGTCGGACGCTCAGTACCAGAAGCTCCTGCGTAACGACCCGATCACCGACGAGGAAGATGGCCAGCTCCTGCTGGGCAAACTCCTGTCGGGCAAGCACATCGGTGTGACCACTCGCGTGGAAATCACCGGCCAGAAGGGTGCAGGCATCATCATCACCGGCGCAGCCGAAGATGCTGGAACCAAGGAAGAGCAAGCCCCGGCTGAACAGCCGAAGGCAGCAGAGACCAAGGCTCCGGCCCCGAAGGCTGAACCGAAGGTGAAGGCAGCACCCCGCAAGGCGGTGGCAGTCAAGGAACTGGAGACCAAGCAGACCGTGAAGACGGGTGCGAAAGTCGTCGATCCGAAGGCTGTGGCCAAGAAGGCAGCGACTGTGAAGGCGTCGGCAAATCCGCGTCAGGCACAAGCTGCTGTGCTGTACGAGAAGGTGGTGAAAGCCACCGGCAAGAAGGCAACCGCTGAAGCAGCACAAGCCCTGCTCGACTTCAAGAAGAAGAGCAAGGTGTCGTGGACCACTCTGGGCCTCGAAGCTGACATGGGCGACCAGTTGAAGAAGCTGATCGCCTAAGCGGAAGTCGGTAGTTCCCCGGATACCTCTAGTGATATAAACTAGAGGTATCTTTTATGGAGATACCGACATGTCTAAGGTCTTCCGTGTGAACCGAAAGGCTCACGACGAGGACATCCTCCGTATGAACTACGTGGGGCTGTCCTTGGGCACTATTGCCAAAACCCTTGGGGTACACCCCACCACTGTTACTCTGCGACTCCAATCGCTGAACGTGAACCCGGCAGACACACGCCGGACGTTCATGGAGAACGTACTCAAACCCGTGCCGGATACGGTGACGGATTGGCTGGCGGACCAACTTGGCCCAACCTACCAGATTCGTGAGTTCGTTCGTGACCTGCTGGTGAAGGCGTACAACGAACGCAACCTGAATCCGGGAACAGCATATGAACGACACCTTGCAAAATACGGCGGAGTGGTTCCGCAAGTCCACCCCGACACCCAGCCTGAAGAACATCTCGACGCAGATCGGGGTCCACTTCGAGGAAGTGCGGGAGATGGTCATCGAACTGACGGGGACGACCCCGGAAGCTCAGGTGGCACTGCACGAAGCCCAAGTGGCGCTGAAGGTACTGGGCGACCTGATGAAGACGGACCCGACGGCAGTGACCTGCCTGCTGGAGAACCGCCTGAACCTGCTGGACAGTCTGTGTGATCAGATCGTGACGGCAACCGGCAGTGGGGTTTTCTTGGGGATGAACGTCCCTGAAGCCTTGGCGGAAGTCAACGGCTCCAACTGGTCCAAGTTCGTCGATGGCGAACCCGTCCGTGATCCTGTCTCGCAGAAGATCATGAAAGGACCGGGCTACTACAAGCCGAACCTGCTGCCTTTCCTGCCGCAGTAATCATCAACCAGATTCGACAAAGCCACCTCCGGGTGGCTTTGTCGTTGGAGAGACAAACTCATGGATCAAATCCAGACCGCCAAGCCGCTGAACTCCGATCAGGAAGCGGCGGCAGAGGGCTTCTTTCAGTCCCTGTTCGACCCCAACGTGAAGGAACTCAACATCAGCGGCCCCGGTGGTGTGGGCAAGACTTTCACGATGGCTCACATGATCGACGTGATCATGCCCCAGTATTACCAAGCCTGCGAGATGATGAACATCAAGCCCGAGTACGACGAAGTGGTCATGACCGCTACGACGAACAAGGCTGCTGAAGTTCTGGCGACGGCCACCAACCGTCCCACCTCCACCATTCATGCCCACTTGGGTCTGACGGTGAAGAACAACTACGCCACTGGCGAAGCTGACCTCATCAAGTCTCGTAGCTGGAACGTGAAGGAACGTCAGATCGTCTTCATTGACGAGGCGTCCATGATCGAGTCCAAGCTCCGCAACTACGTGAATGAAGGACTGCACAAGTCCAAGATCATCTACGTGGGCGACCACTGCCAGCTCGCTCCTATCAAGGAAGAGCTGTCGCCGGTCTACACCAACAACCTGCCGATGTTCGAGCTGACCATCCCGATGCGGACGGACAAGCCCGAACTGCTAGCGCTGAACCAGATGTTCCGTGACATCGTGGAAGGACGCCGTGAGTGGGGCGACATCAAGCTGGCCGATGGCATCATCGACCACGTTGATGGTGATCGCATGGAAGCCGAGCTGAATGCTCACTTCCTGACCCACACCAACAGCCGTGTGCTGGCCTACACCAACAATCAGGTTGGTCTCTACACCGACTACATCCGTGGTCTGCGTGGCATATCCGGCGAGTTCGTCGAAGGAGAAGAACTGGTCAGCAACAGTGCAGTGCGTATCGGTCAGGACCGTATCAGCATCGAACAGGAAGTCACGCTCATCGAGCGTTCGACGACCATCGAAGCTGTGCGTATCGACCACGATACCTACCTCGACGTGCGAGTGTGTACCCTCGACACCGGCTATGGCGGCCTGCTCTATGGCGTCAAGATTCCGGTGGACATGGCACACTTCAACGCTTTGGTGAAGCACTACGGCAAGGTGAAGAACTGGGAACGATACTTCTACCTGAAGGAGACCTTCCCGGATTTCCGATCCAAGGATGCCTGCACCGTTCACAAGTCCCAAGGCTCCACCTACGACACCGTGTTCGTGGACGTTGGTGATCTCTCGACGTGCCGTAACCCTGCCGTCGCTGCTCGTCTGTTCTACGTGGCCTTCAGCCGTGCTCGCAATCGTGTCGTTCTGTACGGCAACCTCGCGGAGCGGTTTGGCCGCATTGTCCATTAGGAGGGGCCATGTCGTTGAATATGGACGACCTCGGGAATAGCAGCCCGCTGGTCAAGGAACTGTTCGCTGCTGAGATTCGGCGGCTGGACCGTATGTTGGATGAACTGGGTCAGTCGAATGACCGACTCACTGATGGGCAACCGTCAGCCGGGTTCATGTATCGTGGTGACTTCTACAAGCGTGCCTCGTACAAGAATCCTCCACAACACGGGGAGCGTAAGCCACTCGTGGAGCAACTCTGGCCGGGCATGGAGAAATACCAAGCCGAGAAGGGCAAGCTCATGATGGACATCTACAAGATCAACCAGATGGTGTTCCGACTGGTGAAGGGCTGCACTACCGAGCAAGACATTCGTGATGCACTCCCCGAGTGCCTCGTGAACATCTCGCCGTCCCTACGTCAACTGCCCCGAACCAATGAGGAAGGATGGACGCTGATCGGTGAAGAACGGGCTACCCGTCAGTTCAAAGCTGTGAAGCCCCTGATGGAGTTCTACTCCGCCACTTCCATGCTGTATTAGGAGGCACCATGCGTTACCACGCATTCAACCAGAACGGGGTGTACCCCATTGCAATTCTGGTGCCACAAATCCGCAAGGATGAAATCCTTGATGCGTACATCCGGCCTTTCGGACTGGATAAGGAAGAAGTGCTGATCCTTGATCTGCACCACGCCCCCGGTAAGAAGAAGACTCCTGCGAAGGAGATCAAGGCATACATCGAAGAGGAACTGCATCAGGTACTGCTTGATGCACAGGTCGAGTACATCGTCTGTGCAGACAGCGACTACTACAAGATTCTGGCCAAGGCTGCGAAGTCTGAAGCCAACCTCGGGTATGTGACGAACAGCATCATCGAAGGCATGAAGATCGTGTATGTGCCGAACTACAAGACCATCTTCTACGATCCGCCGAAGGTGCGAGCCAAGATCAATCAGGGCATCAGTGCCTTGGTTCATCACAAGGCAGGCACCTATCAGCCACCCGGTTCCAACATCATCGAGTACGCCGCCTATCCCAAGACGGTGGACGAGATACGGGAGTGGCTGGTCAAACTGCTGGAGATGAACAAGCCGCTGGCTATCGACATCGAAGCCTTCGACCTGAAGCATCACAAGGCAGGCATCGGGACGATCACGTTCTGCTGGTCCAAGACCGAGGGTATTGCCTTCGCCGTGGACTATGAGCCGATCCCCGATGCAACCGAAGCTCCGTATGGTCGCAACGTCCGCAATGAACCAGTGCGGGCAATGCTCAAGGAGTTCTTCGAGCACTATATGGAACGGGCGATGTATCACAACGCCGCCTATGACTTGTATGTACTGATCTACCAGTTGTTCATGACCAACATCATCGACACTGAGGGACTGCTGAATGGCATGTCCATCATGATGCGCAACTGGGACTGCACCAAGTTGATCACCTATCTGGCGACCAACTCATGTGCAGGCAACAAGCTGGGTCTGAAAGACCAAGCCCAAGAGTACGCTGGGAACTACGCGCAGGAGGACATCAAGGACATCACCAAGATTCCCCTGCCGGAACTGCTGGAGTACAACCTCGTGGACGGCCTATCCACTTGGTTCACCTATGAGAAGCATTGGGACACCCTCGTGGCGGACCAGCAACTGGAAGTCTATGACACGCTGTTCAAACCGGCGTCCAAGGACATCATCCAGATGCAGCTCACAGGTATGCCGCTTCATATGCCTACGGTGTTGGCGGTAGAGCAAGCCCTTCAAGGGGTCTTCGATGATGCAGTAGCACGCATCGAAGGAACCAAGTGTGTCCAGCAGTACCAGTACACACTGAAGGAGAAGTACATCGAGAAGATGCACGCCAAGTGGAAAGTGAAACGGATCACCTTGGCTGAAGTTCCAGAGGACGAGAAGTTCAATCCGCGTTCTCCACTACAGCTTCAAGGTCTGCTCTATGAGCAGTTAGGGTTGCCGGTGTTGGCATTGACCGATACCAAGCAGCCCTCTTGCGATGGTGACACCATCAGCAAGCTGTTGAACCACACGAAGAGCGAAGACGTGAAGGAACTTCTGTCTGCTCTGATCGACTTTGCTGCTGTTGACAAGATACTTGGCTCCTTCATTCCAGCCTTCAAGGAGGCTGCACAGGGGCCAGATGGTTGGTGGTATCTGTTCGGTAACTTCGTGTTAGGCGGTACAGTGTCTGGTCGGTTGAGTAGTAACTCACCCAACCTACAGAACCTTCCGTCTAACGTGACCATGAAGATCAGTGAAGCACTCCTTGAGTTGTTCCCACTGCTCAAGAAGTTCATGGTCAAGGGCAAACTGTCTCTCGGCAAGCTGATCAAGTTCTGCTTCCAAGCCCCTCCGGGCTGGATATTCGCAGGCTTGGACTTTGCTTCGCTGGAAGATCGTATCTCTGCCCTGACAACGAAAGACCCGATGAAGCTCAAGGTGTATACCGACGGCTTCGATGGTCACTGTTTGCGTGCTTTCACGTACTTCGGTGATCAGATGACAGGTATTGATCCCAACTCGGTGGAGTCCATCAACTCCATTGAGAACCTGTACAAAGACTTGCGACAGGACAGCAAGGCTCCCACCTTTGCTCTGACTTATCAGGGCACCTACATCACCTTGATGAAGAACTGCGGCTTCTCGGAAGAGAAGGCAAAGATGGTGGAAGCCAAGTACCACGAGATGTATCGCATCAGTACCGAGTGGGTACAGAGCAAGCTGGACCAAGCGGCGAAGGATGGCTATGTCACCGTTGCCTTTGGCATGCGAGTTCGTACACCCCTCTTGGCTCAGGTGTTACGTGGTACGAGCAAGACGCCTTACGAGGCAGAGGCTGAAGGCCGGACTGCTGGCAATGCCCTCGGGCAGAGCTGGTGTCTGCTGAACAGCCGAGCATGGGTCGAGTTCATGGACAAAGTGCGAGTGAGCGAGCATCGCTTGAGCATCCGTCCGTGTGCCCAGATTCATGACGCTGGTTATGCACTGATTCGTGACGACATCGAAACGGTGATGTACATGAACGAGCATTTGGTCGAGGCGGTGAACTGGAATAAGCACCCTGACATCTACCATCCAGATGTTGGTTTGGGTGGTGAACTGTCATTGTTCTATCCATCGTGGGCCAAGGAAATCACCTTGGCAAACGGCGCAACCGCCGAAGAAATCGCAACCACAATCCAAGAGGCATTTGCATGAGCAAAACCGAGAACCAAGTCGAGAAGAAGCACCACTGGCTGTTCGCAGCACAGGTGGTATTTGCCAATCAGGCACCGAAGCCGGGTGAAGAGCCGGGCGGCGTGATCGTCCTGAACGGTCTGCTGCTGACCGACGAAAAGCTGATCAAGGTCCAAGACCTTGCTCGTGCTCAGATGGCCGCCATCAACAACTTCAAGCAGCGCATGCAGAACGAAGCGCTGGAAGTCGTTGATGTGGTGTTCCTGTCCGGCTTCAGCCACCTCGGCTACATGTCGGCACCAGAATACAGCGCCCAGCCGGAAGGTCAGGCACTGGTCGCCACCGACGTGCCGGTTGACCACAACCGCAAGACCGGCCACCTGAAGGTCGCTGCTGCCGATGGCGTTGCCGTCGAGAGCGAGAACCAAGGGGGCTGATTCATGGCTGCGGAGAACTCTGGCGGGTTGGTAAACTACTATCTCGTCCAAGTGGATCACCCGCAGCGTGAAAGGCAGGCTCCGTATCAGGCCGAGTGCGAAGACATCATCGACGCACTCGGTATGACTTTCGACGAAGGCAACATCTTCAAGGAAGTCTGGCGGCAGGCTGCTGCCCGGCAAGGCAAAGTGAAGGCCGGCAACACGGAAGTTCGTGGTGCCCAGAAGATCGTCCACTACGGCGGTCGGCTCCTTCGCAAAGCCATGCGAGCCGTGCAGAAGGCGTGATCCAAGCGGCCCAGTCATAGCACTGGGCCATTCCAATCCACAGGAGAAATTCCATGATTCGAGTGACCAACATGCACCAAGTCTCGCTGCCGTTGGCAGTGTGGCTGTTGCACGACGAGTACGACTACGTGAAAGAGGACAACTACATCTCCGCCACGGCTCTGCTCAAGCCGCTCCGTCATATCGTCCTTGCGGGTCGGGTTCCCCCCGAGTCTCGCACGATGGACGTGATGGACATGGTGAACATCGGCATGGGTCACGCCCTGCACGATTCCATCGAAAAGGCGTGGCATAAGGGCCACAAACGGGCGCTGAAGATTCTCGGCTACCCGGAAACCGTGGTCAACGCCGTCCGCATCAACCCGACCGATGAAGAGCTGCATTCCGTCAAGGACTGTATCCCGATCTACATCGAGCAGCGGGCGATCAAAGAAGTCAGTGTCGGCGGCACCACCTTCAAGGTGGGCGGCAAGTTCGACATCGTAACCGAAGGCTTGTTGCAGGACTTCAAGTCCACATCAGCCTTTGTTTGGGTGAAAGGCTCCCGTGATGACGAACACATGCTTCAGGGTTCGATCTATCGCTGGCTGAACCCGGACAAGATCAAGGAAGACTTCATCCGCATCAACTACATCTTCACCGATTGGCGGAAGGCGGATGCACGGTCGAACCCCAACTACCCTCAGCATCGCATCATGCACAAGGACATCCCTCTGATGTCGCTGGCAGATACCGAGGCTTGGATCAAGAACAAGCTGGCCCAAGTCCTGAAGTATCAGGATGCCGACGAGAACCTCATCCCGGAATGCACGGACGAGGAACTCTGGCGCTCCGATCCGGTGTTCAAGTATTTCTCGGACCCCGAGAAAGCGAAGGTGGAAGGTGCTCGTTCGACGAAGAACTTCCCGACGCTGGTAGAAGCCCGTCAGTTCCAATCGGAAAAGGGCGGCAAGGGCGCAATTGTCACAGTGAACGGGGAACCGAAGCGCTGCGGGTACTGCTCCGTCTACGACGTGTGCCGTCAGAAAGATCGGTATTTCACACCATGAAGCCAACCCAGTCAGAAGTAGCAAACCTGTTCTCCTATGACCCTGCATCTGGGAGGCTGACCTTCTTGGTCAACATGCCACCCCGTGGTATTGCAGGAGAGGAAGCAGGTTGGATCAACAAACGTGGCTACCGTCGCGTTAGTATCGGAGGCTGGGAATACCCAGCCCACCATGTGATCTGGTTACTGATGACTGGTTCTTGGCCCACCATTGACGTGGACCACCGCAATCGAGTCCGAAGTGACAACACATGGAGCAACCTGCGACAAGCAACACGCAGCAACAACCTCATGAACCAAGGAGTGAAGCACAACAACCGCTCCGGGTATCGTGGAGTTAACTCCCGTGGCAATTCCCATGTTGTGGTTTTCCGCGAGCACGGGAAAACTATTCGGCTCGGTCCCTTCAGCACAACCCTTGAGGCTGCATTGGAGTACGACCGGGAAATCGTTAAACGACGTGGTGAGTTTGCAGTCACCAACAAGCAACTAGGACTGATCTCATGATTGATCTGACGGGTGTAACCCATCATCCGGCGATTGAAGAAATCGTCAATGTCTTGTGCAATCGCACGCAGAACACCGACCGGGGGTTCTTCCGTGTCGAGGCGGCCTACTTCCTTGCGAAGATGGCCAGCTCGATGGGAGCCACCATTGTCACGAAAGATCGTGGCGACATCCCGGTGAACATTTACGCACTGGCTCTGGCCACGTCCGGCTACGGCAAGGGTCACTCAGTCAACATCGTTGAGACCGAGTTCATGAAGGGCTTCAAGAAGCGTTTCATGGAGGACACCATGCCGGTAATCGCAGAGGCAAACCTCTGGAAGATCGCCAACGAACGTGCTGCCAAGCAAGGCACCGATCAACAGGAAGAGTTCGACAAGCTGGAAGGCGAATACCGTCGAGCGGGGGCATTCCCGTTCACGTTCGACAGTGGTACGCCACCAGCCGTGAAGCAGTTGCGACACAAGTTACTGCTGGCCACCTGCGGTTCCATCAACCTTCAGATCGACGAGATCGGGTCCAACCTGATCAACTCGGCTGAAGTGCTCAACCTGTTCTTGGAGCTGTATGACCAAGGCATGGCGAAGCAGAAGCTCACGAAGAACACGGCAGAGTCTGTCCGTGGCGAAGAGCTGGACGGTAAGACACCGACCAACATGCTGCTGTTCGGTACTCCAAGCAAGCTGCTGGACGGTGGTATCACGGAAGACCTGTTCTATGGCTTCCTCGATACCGGCTACGCACGTCGCTGTCTGTTTGGCATCGGCCAGCAGATCAAGAAGGCGCACAACAGCCAGACTCCTGAAGAAATCTACAGGAAGCTGACTGCACCGGGTAACACCGCTGCCGTGAGCCAGTGGGCCAACCACTTCCACTCGCTGGCCGATGGAACCAAGTACGGATGGCGCATGGTCGTGGAGGATGATGTGGGCATTGCTCTCATCGCCTACAAGTCCCACTGCGAGCATCTGGCTGACCAGATGGCCGACCACGAAGACATCCGCAAAGCGGAGATCAGCCACCGCTACTTCAAGGCTCTCAAGCTGGCAGGTGCGTTGGCATTCGTGGACGAGTCCATCGAAGTGGAGATGGACCATCTGAAGCAGGCAATCCTGCTGGTGGAAGAATCGGGTGAGGCGTTCCAGTCGATCCTGAACCGTGAGAAGACCTACGTGAAGCTGGCGAAGTACATCGCAAGCGTCGGTACGGAAGTCACTCACGCTGACTTGCTGGAGGCTCTGCCCTTCTACAAGTCGGGCAATGCTGCACGCAACGAGCTGATGACCTTGGCTACGGCGTGGGGCTACAAGCAACACATCATCATCAAGAAGACGTTCAACGACGGTATCGAGTTCTTCAAGGGCGAGACACTGAAGGAAACCAATCTGGATGAGATGATCGTCTCGTACAGCGAAGGCTGGGCGTATGACTACGTTACTGAACGTGTTCCGTTCGACCAGTTGTCCACCCTGACCCAAGCCATGCAGGCCAATGGCGATCCGATGCACTGGGCCAACCATGCTTTCAAGCGTGGGCACCGTGCTGAAGAGAACGTCATTGCTGGCTTCAACATGATCGTGATCGACGTGGATGGGGGCGTGGGTCTTGAGACCTGCCATGAACTGATGAAGGACTACAAGTTCATGACTTACACCACGAAGCGTCACACGCTGGAAGAGAATCGCTTCCGGCTGATCATCCCCATGAACTACGAACTTGAGCTGGACAGCGAAGAGTACAAGGAGTTCATGAACAACGTCATGCAGTGGCTTCCGTTCACCACCGATGAGTCCGCCAACCAGCGGGCGAAGAAGTGGGAGACGTTCGACAAGCAGGACGGTAACCAGCACTACTTCATCAACACTGAAGGGTCGCTGTTGGACGTGCGTGATTTCATCCCTCGCACGACCAAGAACGAGCAGTTCCAGCAAAGCATGCAGAAGGTCGAGAACCTCGACAATCTGGAGCGTTGGTTCGCACAGCGTATTGCCACCGGCAATCGCAACAACCACATGATCAAGTATGCGCTGGCGCTGGTCGATAGCGGCATGGACTTCACGGCAGTGTCGAGTCAGGTGCATGCCTTCAACAAGAAGCTGAACAATCCGTTGGACAGCGACGAGTTGAACACCACCGTGCTGGTCACAGCAGCGAAGCGGTACACCCGTTAAGCAAACAGCCAGTCCTTTGCTTGGTCTTAGGACTGGCATCAACAAGTGAGGAACCCATGAGCGATCAAGATCAGCAAGAAATGATCGCTGGCGAAGTCAATGACCAGTTGGTTCTGGTCGTCGGCTATTCGGCAGCGGGCAAGAGCGCAGCACTGCGTGGCATTCGGAACCAAGAACGTTGGCTGTATCTGAACACCGAGGCAGGCAAGCGTCTGCCGTTCAAGAACAGCTTCCGTGATTTCCGCATCACCGATCCGTATCAGATTCACGAGGCGTTCGATTACGCCACAAACGAAGCTGCGGACGAGATCGACGGCATCATCATCGACTCGGCCACGTTCATGATGGACATGTTCGAGTCGCTGTACATCGTGGGCAGCGCCAACACGATGGCAGGCTGGGCAGCGTACAACCAGTTCTGGAAGACGCTGATGCAGCAAAAAGTGACTCTGTTCGGCAAGCCTGTGGTCATCACTGCCCACGTCAAGGACGAGCTGGACGAGAAGGCGATGGAAATGAAGACCTACGTGCCGGTCAAGGGTTCGCTCAAGAACAACGGCATCGAAGCGTACTTCTCGACCATCGTAGCGGCGAAGCGAGTTGATGTGAAGGAACTGGAAAAGTTCACGAACAAAATGCTCGACATCTCCGAGGACGAAAAGGAACTGGGCTTCAAGCATGTGTTCCAGACCCGTCTGACGAAGAAGACGACCGGTGAGCGTCTCCGTAGTCCGATGGGCATGTTCTCCCGTGAGCAGACGTACATCGACAACGATGTGCAAAAGCTGCTCGACCACCTCACCGAGTTCTACGCCTAAGCGGGCGAGACAATCCACTTCAGTAAAAGGAAAGAAACCATGAGCAATACCCTGTTTGGCGGCCTGAAGGCCAAGACCGAGAAGATGGAACAGGCCCGCGACAGCGTGGGCGGCTTCGCTGCGAAAGACAGCGACATCTACGGTGCAGTCCTGAAGGTTGCCTACGCTGGCAAGTCCAAGGGCGGTGCCAACTTCCTGTCCACCGTGTTCGTGCTGGCCGACGGCAGCGAGTACAAGGAAGACCTGTACTTCACCTCCGGTGACGACAAGGGCAACCTGCCGTACTACACCAAGGGCGACAAGCAGTTCCCGCTGCCCGGCTACACCACCGTCAGCGATCTGCTGCTGGTGACCGCAGGCACCTCGCTGGAAGAAGCGAACTTCGAGGAAAAGGTCGTCAACGTGTATGACGCCGAAGCCAAGAAGGAACTGCCGAAGTCCGTCATGGTTCCGGTCGATGCCATCGGCAAGAACGTGTCGCTGGCCATCCAGAAGATTCTGGAAGTGAAGCAGAAGAAGAACGAGTCCACCGGTGCCTATGAAGACACCGACGAGACCCGTGAAACGAACAGCATCGACAAGGTGTTCGACACCGACACGAAGTTCACCGTCATCGAAGCGCAGAACAGCGCCGACGAGCCGGTCTTCTGGGACAAGTGGCTGGAAGCCAACAAGGGCAAGGTGCGTGACAACACCAAGAAGAAGGGCGGCGGCCAGCAGGCTGGCAGCAACGGTGCCCCTCCGAAGGCTGGCGCTGCTGCTCCTGCCCCGAAGACCAGCCTGTTCGCCAAGAAGTAAGCTGGCATGAAAATCCCAGTTCTCGGCATGGACCCGAGCCTACGGAACTGGGGTATGGCCTTCAGCCATTTGGATTTGGAGACAGGGGTGCTCGACACCCCTGATCTTTCTCTGATCAAGACGGCGGAAGAACCAAAGGGGAAACAGGTTCGGCAGAACAGCTACGACATCGAAGCGGCTGAAGAACTTGCCCGTGGAGTAATGCCCTTGGCTCAACAGGCCAAGGTCATCTTCGTGGAAGTCCCCGTTGGCTCCCAGAGTGCAGCAGCCATGAAAGGCTACGGCGTCTGTATCGGCATTCTCGGAGCTATCCGTGCAGCCGGTATCCCGATTATCGAGGTCTCCGAAGCGGAGTCCAAGAAGGTCATGACGACTCGTCGCACTGCGACGAAGGATGAAATGATCCAAGCGGGAATGGCGTGGTATCCCAACGCCAACTGGCCGATGCACCGTGGGAACGTCACCGCTGGCCGAGCAGAGCACATGGCAGACGCCATTGCCGCAATCCACGCTGGAGTCCTTACCCAGCAATTCCAGAACCTCATGCGACTGTTCCAAGCAGTCTAGGAAACCAACATCATGATCATCACCCTGAACCAAGGCGAGATCGAGAATGCGCTCCAGAAGCACATCAACGACCTCATGAACCTGAAGGAAGGCGTGTCCATCGGCTACGAGTTCAAGATGACCCGTGGCGAAGAAGGCATCACCGTCATCCTCGACATCAACAACGGCCCGGTCCCGGCCAAGCCTGCACAGGTGGCACCTCAAGTCACCAAGGCAGCTCCGGCCCCGGCAGCAGCCAAGGCCGAAACCCCGGCACCCGTCGTGAAGGAAGAACCGAAAGCTCCGGTGGCTCAGGCCAGCGAAGACAAAGGCCCGCCGTTCACCCCGGACGCTGCCGTGCCGATTGCTAACACCGCGAACCAAGCGGGGGAAGCACAGGCCGAGGCATCGACGACTGGTGCGACTGCCGAGACTGGCACTGCCCAGAATGCTTCGGCTGAAGCCGGTGCTGCTGAAGCTCCGAAGAAACCGAGCCTGTTCGCCGGTCTGAAGCAGCCGAAGTAAGGCCCAGCCTATGACGGCGACGAAGCTCGTGGCCTATCTGGTGATTGCACTCATCGCGTTCTTACTCCTTTCCGCGTGGGTGCATGCGTCGGCACCATATATCGCCACACTGCTGATCGTCGTCTTCGTCTGGAAGGTTCTTCTTCCCGGTGAAGCGGACAGTTCGGACGAAGATTCGCCCGACAAGCAACAAAAATGAAAACGGCCCCAGTCATTGGGGCCGTTTTCTATTTCATCACTGCGTCAGTGCATGCCACGGGTTCAGAGACGGTGCTCGGATACCCATGCCCGGACCGATAGAGTTGCCCAGCTTCCCTTCGTACAGCATCGAGAAGATGTTGTCCTCAATCGGCAGGCCCACGTTACCGAACATGGTAGGCGTCGGAGCCAGTCCTGCAATCAGAGCGTGCAGCGGGTTGTTGCGGATCATGCTCACAGCAACCTTGGCCGAACGAATCTTGAAGTTGTAGAACCACATCAGACCAATCGACTCTGCATAGCCACGGAAGCGGCCCGGCAGGCGGTCGTAGTTGATGAACTCTTCAGTGACTCGACCGTTGGCGTAGTCCACCGACTTGCCCTGACGCTTGACCAGATCATCATGGATCAGTGCCTTGGCAATGAAGTCGCTGTACTCGACAGCCTTCTGAATGCCTTGGAACAGAGCAGTGTCCTTGGTGATAAGGGCATAACGACCAGCAGTCTGCATCTTCGGAGGCAGCTTGTTCACCAGCTTGTCCATGTATTCTTGGATTTTGCCTTCGGTGATCAGCACATCATCACGACTGATGCCCGCATCGGAGATGCTGGAGAACTCACCACGCTCAATGAGCGGGTAGATCGACAGACGCTTGTGGCTATCAGTGATGCTTTGAATCTCTGCACGGAGCTTACGCTCCTTCACAACATCACCTTCAGCAGCACGAAGCTCTGCTTCAGCTTCCACCTGACGGATACGAGACTTCACATAGCTGTTGATCTCAGCAGTCTTCTTAGGCAGACCAGTCACGATAGCCTTCAGAGGAACACCTCGACCCACCATCTGATAGATGTTGGCGAGGAAGTTCACCACCGGAACCACCACAGACTTGACCACGATAAGAGTCTTGGCATCACGGACTGCGTTCTGAATAGTGTTCTCACCAGTCATCACGTACTTATATGCCTTGTTGCCAAACACACCCAGAGCCATCTTCTTGATGGTGTCCTGAGTGGAGTCGGACAGACGGCTGTTACCAGTCCATGCATCACCCACCGAAGCCATACGGTAGCCGAAGGAGTCGTTCAGCATGTCCTTGCGAACCCAGAACTCACCTTCACCGAACAGAGCCTCAGCACGTTCACGAGTAGCCACGTTCATCAGGGCCAATGCGTCAGCCAGCACTGCATCATTCACGTTGCCGAGCACGTTGATGTATTCACCTTTACGGCCTTCCATCACGTCCTTCTTGTACATGTCGTGCAGGCGGTCTACCAGAGCATCATTGAACTTCTGAGCCTTGGCTTCTTCAACCTGACGGCCACGCCACACGCCGACTTGGCGAGCAAAGTGATTGTCACGTTCCAGACGCTGGAGCTGCACCGGGTCAACCGAACGCTCATAGGCCACAACCTGACCGGCTGCATCGTAGATCGGCATCAGCAGTTCGCTGCCACTCTCCCCATTGGCTCGGGCTTGAGTGATTCGCTTCACAGTGTTGCGATCCGTGATACGGCCAGCAGTCATACCCTGCGAGAAGCCAGTCGTGGTATCCACACCACCAGCAGTGCTACGCACGTTCTGGAGGATGCCTTGGCTGAATGGAGCACGAGCAGACACAGTGCTGAAGTAGTAGCCCTTCGAGCCACGGCCACGGTCAGCAGATGAGCCACCGTAATCACCGACACGAATGAACGACTTCTCAGCCAGCTTGCTGTAGTCAGTGTCGTTGGCAACGATCAGGTTCACGCCCTGCTTGTCAGAGGTCGGGATGTAGCCCTTGTAGTGGTTGAAGCGAGCTTCATCCGTGCTACGGGCCTTGGCCATCTCGTCCACACGCTGACCCTGCATGTACGCCATGCTGAAGTCGATGCCTTCGGCTTCGTTCTGAACCAAGGAGGCAATGGACTCACGGTCGGCCTTCGACATCTTCTCGACGGCGTAGAGCGAGACCAGTTGGTCCACAGTCTTGATCATCTGGTCAGTCGGGAGAGCACGACCCTTGCGAGCCTTCTCACCAAACAGGCGAGCCACCGTCTCTGCGTTACGCAGCAGGTTCGGGGCAACCTTGCCATTGATCATGTAGTCCGCCAGCTCCTGTGCCTTCTTCTGCATCAGAGCGTAGTGGCCTTGGTCCATCGACTGAAGCTGGGCTTCCAGATCGTTGATCTTGGTGTCCAGTGCCTTTTGGTCAGCGAACACGTTACGCACTTCCTCAGCAGTCATGCCATCACGCAGAACAGCGATGTCGGTCTTGCCCAGAGCAGTGTGCAGAGTGCCCCACTCGTGGTCTTCCAGCTTCCGGCTGAACTTCTCAGCGATGGTAGTCGGCAGATGCTCACGGAACTGCTGGCGGTCCTGCTGAACTTGGGAGCGAACACCCTTGATCATGTCGTACACATCAGCGTTCTCGCTGGTGCGGCCAGTCAGATCATTGACCAGATCGTGGAACGGTTGCCATACCTTCCCTTGGTTCATGGCCGAGATCACACCGCGAGCCACACGCTCACCGTTCTTCTCGGTTGCCACAGCAGCCACCAGACGCAGAGCCTCAGCAGAACCCTTGGCGATCTTGCCCTTGGCAGGATCACGCAGGATGCCGTCAGCCTTGTCGATTGCAGCATCGCTCAGGCGCTCCACAGACTGCACGATGTAGTCGTTCGCACGATCAATCATGTTGCCGGTCGGAGTAGCCACAGCGTCATAGATCGACTGCGACTCGCTGGCCGATGCCTGAATGGTGGATGCCAGAGCGTCCATCGCTTCCTGCACGTTGGTTGCCTTGGTGTCACCAGCCATACGACGGCCCAGCGATTCCATTGCCTTGGTGCCCACGTTGGTCAGGATGTTGTCCAGACTGTTGTTGAGCTTCAGGTCAGCCTTCGGAACAGGCAGCTTGGCCAACACAGCACGGAACTCATCCGAGGCCAGAGCCAGACCCAAGAAGGTAGGCAGCAGCGAGGTACGACCCTTGGTGTCGATTTCCACCAAGTAGTTGCCCATCACCACGTTGTACTTCTCTTGGGCGTAGTAGCGGTCAGCCGGATCGTTGCCGTCAGGATCACGCATGAAGTCCTCGACCTTCATGGTCTTGGTCACATGGGTGTACAGCTCCTGAGCACGGGACAGTGCAGCCGGGTTGATCGCCACTTCGGTAGCCAGAGCAGCCACAGACGACTCGAACAGAGCGGACTCTTGACGGGTCATCGGGAAGCCATGAGCCTGCACGTTACGGACCAGATTGATGGAGGACATGATTGCCTTGTCCACAGCAGTCTGACGGTCCACCCGGTCAATCGGGTTCACGTTCAGGTAGTTGCCCACCAGCTTGTCAAAGGTCTCGGTCATTGCCTGCACACGAGCATTGTCACCGTAGGCAGTCGAGTGGAACAGGGAAGCATCCTTCGCCACCTGCATCACGGACGGCTGGGTACGCATGATGATGGACGAGTTGAACAGCAGGTTGCTGAACATATCGTCACCCACTTTCGGCATTACCTTGCGACCGAAGATCACCGACTTGATAGCGGCCAGCACACCCTTCACCAGTTGAACCAGTGGGGATGCAGTGGTGCCCTTCAGGTTGGCGGTCAGTTCACGGTTGGTCAGACCCCATGCCATGAACTCGTTCAGTGCAGCCGCCTTGTTCAAGGTGGCGTCACCGAAGCCATCTTGGAGGTAGCCGTTGATCGCAGCCTTGGCGTCAGCGTAGGCAGTCTGGAACTCAGCCGATTGGCCAGACACGTCCAGCTTCTGGAACTGATCCATCAGCTTCTCAAGACGGCCCACAGCTTCACCGACCACATGACCTTGTTCGCCACCGGTGTTGCCCATGTAGTGAGCAAGCACCGACTCGAAGGTAGCAGCGTGAACCAGCTCATGAATGAGCGTCTCGTTCGACGGGGACACCAAGTAGATGGCCTTGTCGTCAAAGGTGGTCCAGCCGTCGATGTTGCCCTTCTTGGCTTCAGCCATGTCCGAGGCTTCCAGCATCTGCTTGCCAGTCAACTGGGCGTACAGGCTCACCTGATCGGCAGTGCCGTAGATGACCTTGTATTCCTTCGCTGCCAGCGACTTCTGGATTTCGTTCAGCACCAGTGCCTGTTCACCAGACAGGTTGCTGATCTTGGCCAGATTCTTGATGGCAGTGGTGGACAGGACACGAGCACCTGACTTGGCATGCACACGGCCCACAGCATCGAACGCAGGGTTCAGCTTCTCAGCAGGTTCTGCCTTCACTGGTTCAGCAGCCTTGGCTTCCGGCTTCATCAGCTTGCGCATCTCTTCAACGTACAGCTTGTTGAGAGTGGCAACCTTCTCGTCGGTAGTCAGAGCAGACAGGTCCAGCTTGCCAGTGACCACATACGGCGAGCCGACAGCAGCCATCTGGTCAACCGACAGGTTTACCCGATCCATTGCACGATGACGAGCCTCAGCCGACATGGCCGAGAACTTCAGCTTCTCACCCAGAGCACGGGCAGCACCTTCCAGATACTCAGGAGCAACCTTCTCTTTCCACAGCTTCGGCTCCAGCAGCGAACGCTTGAGGCTGTTGGTCAGCTCTTCATTCATGTTCTTGAAGTCAGCATTCTTCAGGAACTTCTGGTAGGAGTCGCTCACTGCTTGCAGCGGGTTGCCCATCCAGCTTTCGTAGACAGCACGGTTGGCCATCTCGGAACCGGACTCGATCTGATCCAGAGGCAGGTTGATACCGTCGAAGATTTTCAGGGTGCCGGTAGGAGCGCCCTTCATGTTCGACAAGCCCTGCATCATCATGCCATCACCAGTACCAATGGTCATGAACGGGATACCAGCCACACCAGCATCGCTCGGGCCATAGACCTGAGCAGCGACACGCATCTTGCCATCCAAGGCACGAGCGAAGTCCATGCCAGCCACTTCCGTGTTCTGGGAACCAGCCACGTAGAAGGTCTGCGAGCCAGTGTCGATCATCGGAGCCAAGTGAGACAGGCTCTTGTTGATCTCATCCAGTTCACCTTGGGTCAGGAAGTCACCCTTCTTCCAGTTCGGGTCTTTGGCCTTCTCTTCCAGCTTGGCCTGTACGCCATCCTTGAAGGCTTCTTGCAGGAACAGGGACTGAACCTGAGTTGCCTTCTGGAGTTGCTGGGTCGATTCCATCAGCGACGGACCAACAGTGGTGTTGATCGCATCACGCATCGGCTGGACGAACAGGTGCAGCATGTTCTGCGACAGAGCCGACAACTCATCAGCTTGCAGCGTGAACTTGCGAGGGTTCAGACCAGTACGCTGGGTAGTGACATCGCTCACTTCGAGCAGCATCTGCTCCTTGCGAATCACCGGCACATAGGAGGTCAAGTCAGTGAGAGCAGTGTCCAGCTTGGCCATCATCTCGTTGGCATGGGCTTCAGACTCAGCTTGCTTACCGAACAGAGCCAGTGCAGGAGTGATCGAAGGATCATCAGCCACTGCTTGAACAGCTTGGGACATACGCTCGTACATCGCTTCGACGACAGACGACACCATCTTGCCAGCGATGCCCTTGGCACCAGAGCCGTAGATGGTAATGGTCAGCGGGTTCTTGGCGATGCCACGCTTCAGTTCCAGATTGCCGTCGTCATTCAACGACAGGTCAGGCAGGAACAGGTCCATGATGTTCTGGAGCTGGTTCATCTGGTTGGTCAATGCCGGGTCATGGGCAATCGACTTACGCAGACGATCAAGGTTGGCGGCCAGTTCATCAGTGGAGGCTTGGTACATGTCCTTGCTGTCCACTTGCGAGCGGTGCTCGTTCATGGTCATGCGACCACCAATGAACAGGCCACCCTTGGCCATGTTGGCCAACCACCGGGCATCGAACGGACCAGCCGACATCAGTGCCATCGCATTGATCGGGCCGTTGGTCACACCGTCAGCTTCCACATACAGCGGGGTCTTGAAGGACTTGCGACCTTCAGCGTCCGAGTTCAGGAAGCGAGCGTATTCGACCAGACCAGCCAGAGCCACGAAGGACAGATCACTGCCGAGAGCTTGCTTGAGGGTGCCGACTGCTTTCAGAGGCAGATCACCGCCCTTGGTCAGCCAGTCCTGAAGCATGTCCACGGCAGGCTTGAACTTGCCGTTCAGGTTGCCCAGAGTTTCTTTCTCAGAATCAGCACGCAGCTTGTTGTGGACCTTCACACCGGTTGCTTGAGCGATACCCAGCAGGAAACGGCTGAAGTCCTGACCGTTCTCGTTGCTCAAGTCCAGAGTGGATTGAGTCGGGAATACGGCTTCACGGACCAGCTTGGTGGACTGCGGGTTGTACTTGCCCAGCATCTGCATACGACCAACACGGGTCATGTTGTACCCGTAGTGAATCGGCAGAGTGGTGATGTCATCCACTTGGTTCTCGACCTGTGCCACCAGTCCTTCCAAGTGATTGAATCCAGCCGCCAGCGAACGGTTCTGACCATCCAGAGACAGAGCGTGATTGACGTTGAGCATCTGCTCGTTGATACGTCCAGCACCCATCAGCTCCAGCACACGGTCTTGACCCAAGGCGGAATAGAAGTCAACCATCGGTTGATGCAGGTAGAACGGAGTCTCGATTTCTTTCTTCAGTGCAGCACGTTGCTCCGGGGTGTTCTCCACGCCGGGGTTACGCAACTGATCACGAGGAACAGACGGGCGATCTTCACCGAAGAAGGTCTTCTCTTCCGGCTCGATGAGGACAGCTTCCTCGATAGCAGTCGGGTATGCACGCAGAGCACTGTCGTCTGCTTGCTTCTTCGGGCTGTACATGTCGATGGTCTTGTGGGCACCCTTCTCATCCTTCAGCATCACGCCGGATTCAGATAGGTAGATGCGGTTCACTTCGACACCGCCATGTGCAACCAGAGCACGCAGCATCTCGCTGGCCATAGCCAACGGAATACCACGGGTGTAGCCCAGCGGAGCATTGCGGTTGCGATCCAGACCCCAGTACGACTCAATCTTCTGGGCGAGCGAGTTCGCTGCCTCAGTCAGAGTCAGACCGTTGTTCAGAGCTTCCACCAGCCCAGCCGGTTGCTCACCTTCTTCCAGCCCAGTCAGAGCCTTAGCGTCCTTGGCATCCTTGATGGAGCCACGGTCGATGGCAGTCAGTTGCCACTGGAGGCCAGCCAGCACAGCATTTTGCAGGAGCGATTCGTTGTACTTAAACGAGTTGCCGTCTTGCTCGACGATGTTCAGGAGCTTGCCTTCAGCCCAACGGTTTGCCTCTTCGCCATTGGCGAAGCGCTTGCCAACGTTCTTCTCGGACAGGAACTTGGTGAGGTTGTCACGCAGCAATTGAGCGATGGAATCACCGTAGGTGAACATTGCCTTGTATTGCTTGCTGATGTCGGAGTCCATACGACCAGCATCGGTGCCAATGAAGTCTGCCAGACGTTCCGGCGAGGACAGAGCCTTGCGGATAGAGTCCAGAGGTGCTTCATCAGAGATGGTGCGAGTCTTGGCTTCCGTCGGCAGCTTGAAGGAATGCACGAAGTAATTCTTCACGCCAGCAGCGGACATATCCACCGAACCAACGAGGTCAGGGAACGCAGCAGCAGTACCTTCACGTTTCACAGGAGCTACAGTTTCAGGAGCAGGTGCAACTTCTGCGACGGGCTTCTCTACAGGAGCAGCCTTAGTTACAGGTTCTTGCACAGCTTCTTTCACTTGTTCCTGTTTCGGAGGTACAGTGACGGTGGGTTCCTCGGCCTTGACGGTCGGGGTTTCATCTACAACTTTCGCAGGTGCAGGGGTCTCAGTCTTGGTAGCGCCATCAAGAGCGGCTTGACGGAAATCCTTCACCACTTGGGCAGCAGGCTTGTCCAGACGCGAATCAAGCGGAACCAGATTGATATGACCAACCGACAACTCCGGGTAAGCCGAAGCAAGGTTATTTGCGATCTCCCCTACGGTGCGTGCCTCAAGGCCAACCTGTTGGGCAAACTTCACCGATTTGGCGTTCTGCGGATCAACGCCGAGACCCTTCTTGCTCTGGACCCAATCACGGGATGGGGTGAGGGCTTCATACTTGACCGAACGGTTCGCATCACCATTCCCCGTGGCCAGATGCTCGTTGAGCGCTCCGACCTTGTTCTGCATGTGTTGCGCGAACTTCAGGAAGTCGTCGAGGCGAGCGGCGGCCAATTCCATGTTACCCGCGTTGTACGCCGAACGAATCCCCTTCGCATGCTGAAGCGCCGATTGCTGGCCTTCGCCACGCGATTCATCCGTCTTGATCTGCATCGACACCACGTCTTGAGGACGTAGGCCCAAAGACTTGGCCTGTGCATCGTACTCACGAGCACCTTGCAGCAGGGCGGCAGCGGATTGAAGAGCAGCACGTTGACCGCCCGACAACTGAATCTTCCCTTCAGCAGCATGCTTCAGGATGGTGTTGATCACTTCCGGGTTGGAAGTCTCAGGAGCAACATCAGCCTTTGCCACAGCAACTTGTACGTTCTGCTGGCCTTCCGGGGTAGCCAAGCTGGCTTCAGTCACCGGAGCAACTTCAGCCTTCGCCAGCATCTGCTGGACAGCACGCATCGCACGCCCAACCTTGGGAGTGTTCGCCATGTTCGCAGCCAGACCACTGTACTGATCCAGCAGAGCCGATGCCTCGTTGCCTTGTTCCACTTGGTTCAGGGCAGCAGGCTCACGCAGGAAGAAGTTCTCGATCTGCGAGGTCATGTCATGCAGCGCCAGCGAAGCAGCCAGATGCTCATGGGTGCCTTCTTCGGCATTCATGATGAAGTCGGACAGCTTGGTGAACGCTTGGGGGCGAGTGGTGGCATCAGCCACAGCAGCCTTCACAGAATCAGGCATACCCGGCTGGTCCAGCTCTGCCGGATCGAACTTGGCAGCATTGACCAGATCAGTAGCGTACTGGCGAGCAGCAGCCTTCTCTTCATCGGTAGCCTTGGTGGCATCAACAGCAGAGTGCATTGCAGCTTCGGCAGCATCAGCGCCAACCACAGCTTCATCAGCAGCAGCCTGAACCTTTGCATCAGCAACAGGGGAGGCTTTCTCGTTCTGCTGCATGACCTTCTCGCCACGTTTGACCAGTGCATCACGCACCGGAGCAGTAGCCGCGCCAACGGCACCACCGACAGCACGGAGACCTGCCATCGTGGTCTTGGCCACAGGAGCAACAGCACGACCAGCAACACCCGGAGCCTGCACAGCACCAGCAGTACCCATGCCATACAGAGCGCCCAGACCAGCTTGCTCACCAACACCTTCATAGAGGTCTTGGTTCTTGTCCACTTGGGTCTGTACACCCTTGTTCTGGGCAAACTGACCAGTACCGGACTGGATGCCTTCTTCCACAGTCTCACGAGCCATGTTGCCAACAGCACCACGGACGGAGCCAACGGAGAAAGGAGCAGTCTCGAACTTGGATACCAGCGGACCAGTCAGGGCAGCGATGGGAGCTTGGATCAGAGCAGCAGTCTTACCGGCAGCAGTGGCCACTTCGATACGTGCATCGTCAGGGGACATGCCGGATGCCACCAGAGCACGGTACTGATCGGACTTCTGAGCCAGTTCCTCATGGGACTGACGCAGCACCGAATCAACGGTTTGCTGGTATGCACCGCCACCTTCCATTGCACCGATGGCGACAGCAGCAGGAGCAGCCTTAGCAGCAGCGTTCATCACACGAGCAGCAGACATCGTGCCACTACCGGCGTCGATAGCAGCAGCCAGACCAACAGCAGCTTGAGTGGACTTGGGAACGACCAGTGAACCAAGAGCACCAACACCCTTGATCAGCGGACCAGCAGCCAGCAGGGAACCAACACCTTGCGAGATGCCGGAACCAAGAGTGGTGGAATCACTGCCGCCGATCTTCACAGCGTCGATGATGTCCGAACCCACACGAGTCAGGTTTGCCAGCGTCGGGTTCATGCCTGCTTCGATGCGAGCATCAGCAACTGCCTTGTTGTCACGGGCAGCAGCAGCGGTAGCACCTTGTTGGGCTTCACGCTTGAAGCGAAGAGCAGGAGACTGAGTGCCTTGTGCCCAGTCGTTCATCTCGCCCAGCTTCTCGGAGATGTAGGCACCGCCCTTGTCTGAGACAATGCCAGTACCCAGAGCAGCAATACCGCCTACAGCGTTGGCCAGACCAGTGGCAACGTCAGTAACGGTATCAGCCGAACCTTGGGAGAAGGTACGAGGCATGGTGGTATCGGAGATGTACTGACCAGTTGCATCACCACGGTTCAGCAGAGCCTTGACGCCATACTTGTTGGCATAGGACTGCGAGTCCATCGTGCGAAGGTCGATCTCTTGTTGGCTGGCGGTAGCCATACCAGTACCAGCGGCTTGTGCAGCCATTGCCTGATACTCCGGCCCACCAGCTACAGCTTTCTTCTGCTCAGTGGCAGCAGTCACTTCAGCACGCTTGGTGTCATAGATTGCATCTGCGAATCCAGCCAAGCGGTCAAAGGTAGAAGGCATAGTCATTACCTTTACGAGATAAGTTTTAGGAGAGTCTACCACCCTTTAACGAAAAACGCCTCACCCAATAGAGTGAGGCGTCGAGTGGCTAGACCGATTTTAGTCGATCCACTTCAGATCGTCAGGATTGAATGGCTGACTGAAGGGGTTCGACACAGTGCTCACCTTACCACCAGCCGTAGTGCTTGTCCCCTTCGGGATACTGGTGCGTTGCTGAACAGTGCCAGACTGCTTCGGTGCAGCTTCAACCTTCCGCTTTGCAGCCAGCTCATTGGTCGAGTCTTGGAGCTGCATCGTCAGACCTGCTACCTTGCCTTGTGCATCCAGCAGGCGCTGTTCCAGACGAGGAATGCCAGCAGCCAGTCGAGGATTGCGAACTGCACCGGCACGGGCCTGAGACAATTCAGCAGCAGCCTCGTCGGCAGCTTTGCGGGCTTCCTGAATGGATGCAGCCAGACCGGTACGGTAGTTGGCACCAGCCACACGCTCTTCCACTTTACCTGCTGCATACTCGTCACGGATGATCGACTTGTAGCGGTCAGCGTTCACGCCGATGTTCATGTTCGGGTCGTTGTCACGAGGACCACCACCCACCCACGAAGTCAGGGCGTCCCAACCACGACCGAGGGCCGAAGTGCGACCAGAGCCACCAGCACGACTGAGAGCAGCGACGGCCATAGCGGGGGAGACGGGCACACCGAGATCACGTCCGTACTCTTGCCCGAGTTCGATCTGCTGGGTCAGCCATTGGCGGTCAGCACCAGCAAACTTGCCTTCCTTGCTCAGTGCTTCATTGACCACATCACCGATGGAACGGTTGTCGGTCACAGCACGGTCAAAGTCAGCAGTCAGCGAGTTCACCGCTTCTTGGCTCACACGGTTCTGCACGTTCCGGCTGGACAGGTCAGCAATGGCACGGACATCAGCTTGAGGCTGAGGACCGCCACGCTGGCCGCTACCCACTTCAGCCTGAGCAATGGTGTCCTTGACCTGATTCCAAGTCATGTCCTTGTAGGCACCAACAGTCGAGTTCGGGAGAGCAGCCCAAGTGTCCTTGAGGTTGCCACCCTTGCGAGCATTGAAGATCGCCTCACCCAGCTTGTCTTGGTTCTCGGGCGTCATCTGCACCGAACGCCAATCCTTGCCGAATACCTTCGGGGCGAAGTCATCCAGAGTCATCTGGTTGATCTGGTAACGACCAACCGGAGAGTTACCCTGATCCTTGATCATGCCCGTCTGGTAGTCACGCACTTCGCCCAGCGTCATGGTAGTGAGGGGTCGAGGCGATGCCTTGAAGCCGTACATCACGTCGTAGTCATTGCCTTCACGGGTGCCAGCAGTACCCGGTGCCGAAGGCAGGGAACCACGGGAGCCAGTGCCACCACCTTGGCCCAGACCGAGCTGCATGCCGACGATGCGTTGAGCAGCAGGAGACAGGCTACCCAGACCGTCACTGAGCATCTCGTTGTACTGGCGATCAGACACCGAACCTTGGCGAGCAGCCAACATGAAGTCGGTTGCCTCCTTGGTAGCAGCATCGTTCTCCAGTTGCTTGCCGAAGCCGTAGCTGGCCTGAGTGTTGGACAGTACCTTGCCTTGGTTACCGAGCACCTCACCCTCACGGGCATTGGCGTTCTTCACCACGTCTTGATACTGGTCGATACGCAGACCTTGGAGTGCCGGATTCTGGAGTGCAGCAGAGACAGCACGCTGATCACCGGAGCGAGTAGCAGTGTCCAGAGCACGCAATGCAGCATCAGCAGCATTCAGTCGCTGATCACCATCCACCTGACGAGTGAAGTCGTAGTTCGTCTTGGCAGTATTGGCAATCGTCTGCTGTTGGCGAGCCAGATCACCGGAGCGGGCACCGAGGGTTTCAAACAGCTTCGGGTCCACTCGGCTGGGGTCTACCCCACCGATGATGGTGCCGTCAGCCAGAGCCTTCTGGTACGCAGCCGGATCACTGTACTGCAAGGCACGCTGCATGATCTCGCCACCAACACGGCCCTGATCGGCTTGCTGGAAACCACTCAGCGCATCCGACAGTCCCTTGGTGGCGTTACCCATGAGGTTGCCAAAGGTGCGGATACCTTCGAGGCTACCCGAGAAATTCGGGGCATCGACGTTCCGCCAAGTCAATTGAGCCATGTCCGATCCTCCTTAGCGGGACAGGCGGTTGGCAGCGATGTAGGCATCAGCAGATGCTTGGTCACGACCTTCCTGCGTAGCACGGGAACGAGCACGATCTTCCAGAGTCGTGTTGTACGACTTGATCTGGTTGTTCAGGTTCGTGTTCGTCACGTCCTTAGTGAAGTTGAAGTTGTCGCGTGCCAGCTTGTTGGCTTGGAACGCACCGTAGATGTTGCCCAGCGAGGACAGAGCACCCAGACCCAGTTGGAGAGTAGGGATGTTCATGCCCAAGCCACCGAAGATGCCGCTGTTTGCAGCAGCACCTGCTGCCCCGGCAGCACCAGTGGGGACAGCACCGCCCCCACCGATACCCGGCAGGGACTGGCCAAGGCCGAAGCCCTGACCTTGGGGAACCAGACTGTACATGCTGCTGTTCTGGGGGGCCAGAGAAGCGCCAGCAGTCGAGTAGCCATTGAGGGAACCGTAGTCGGCATTGCCCCAGTCGAAACGAGCAGGGTTCAACGTCAGACCGTTCCCGGAGTTCAGATATTGCATAGACGGCTCCGTCAGGTGTTTTCAAGTTGCAGGTTCATGTCAGCGAAGTTGGTGATCATCCCAAGGGACATATCAGCAATATCGCTACCGGTCATGAGCGTGCGAGCCAAGAAGGAATCACGAGTTTCCGTGATGTCAGTATTGATGTCTGTCAGGTTACGTGGGTCCAGCATACCGGAACCGTAACCGAAGTCATCCTGATACTTCTGCTGGAGTCCCAGCATTTCCTTATTGTACGACTGCATCATGTCTTCAGTCTTGCGAATAAGGTCTTGGTTGCCAGCGTTGATGTACTGAGCAACCCCATTCCCCATCGCAGTCGTGAGCTTCAGCAGGTTATCAGCCCGCATCATGGTGCCCATCATGGTGGACATACTCTGGCCGTTGGCCATTGCAGTACCCACTTGAAGGGCGATCAACGATGCAATGGTGCCGATGATCAGGCCCAGTTTCTCACCGAAGATCATGGTCGATGCCTTGGTGATGATGTTCACCAGAATCATCGCAGCTACAGCATTGGCAATGGCCCCTACAATGATTGCTGCCATACCGGCAAAGCCCAATGCAGCACCCACAGCAGCGTTCGTACCCAGCAGACCAGCCGATGCACCACCAGCACCGCCCGTGTACACCGTGATGACAATGACGACCACAATCACCACGATCATGAAGATGCCGGACTGATACCACTTCTTCTTCACCTTCTTGTAGCTGTTCAGCACAAGGTAGTTGCAGGCAGTGGCCATCTGCGTACTGCGAACCAAGGACATGGAACGGTAGATGTCTTCGTGCAGCGGGATGATGAAGCCCGATTCCTCAGCATCACCCAGTGCTTCACGAGAACTGATACCCACCGACTTGCCGTCATACACCCGGTTGTTGTGGTACGCACCGTAGACAGCGATCTGCTTCCACTGGTTCTTGGAAGACTGCCACTGGATGATGATCTTCTCCATCGTTCGGTTGCCCAGAATCTTCTGGATACGACCATCACCCGAATCACCGCCGTTCGTGTACGTGTACACGATAGGGTAGGACTCGTGCCCACCATCCAGAATACGGAGCTGGCCTACCTTGGCTCCAGCCCACAACTGCCCAGACCCTTGAGTCTGTTCAATCATGTTCCAGCCAATGGTCATGTCGTAGTTCATGCCGGTACTCGACACGATACGGAACGACCGGGAAGGCATCACCGGGTAGCTAGGCTTGGGCGGCTCAGGCCGCCCCCACTGACCACCCCATCCGCCACCGTTGTTCTGCTGTTGCTCATACCAAGCAGTCCATGCCAAGTCCTTCTGGTACTCCTTCTGGTAGCCTGCTTTCCATGCAGCCACAGTCGGGTAGTCCGGGTTCGGCGGAGTTGCTTCCAGCATCATCTGGAAGAAGCGGTAGATGTACTCTTTCGCCGTGTCTTCAGGGCTGTTCAGCGAACAACCGAACACAGCGTAGATGTACTGGATTTTGCCGATGTCACCATTCTTCTTCAGCTCCTTGGTGATCTTCGACATCTTGCCGCCAGTCGCTTTCTTCAGCGCCTTCTCGGTCTTCTTGTAGAGATCACCCCCTACCCAGTTGTTGTTGATCTTGATCGGGATGAACGGGTAGAACCGTTGACCAGACTGCTGGGACTGGAACATGGGATCAAGCACCGGATTACCGGAGTTCTGCTTGTAGATCATCACCTTCAGTGGACCAGTAGGACTGACCAAAGTGTCCTGCTCATCAATCCGATAGGAGTAGATGAGTGTCTGTACATCCTGAGTCGTGGTGTTCACGATGGTCTTGGTCACACCACCATCATCTTCAACAATGGTGTCACTCCACGAAGTGGAGGTCTTGGGACCAAGAACCACGTCCTGATACATCATCTGCTTCCGCTTGGTGATCTTGGACTCACCGGGAAGGATGCCGAGGTACGTCTCCTTGGACCACACACCATGAGTCTCATAGTAGGTCTCGTTGTACGAACCGCCGTAGTCACCCTCATAAGGAGGACGACCATCAGACCATGTGATCTTCTGATGCACAGTCTGGTTGATCACCACCACATGGGGAGTAGATGTACGTGACTCTTCCTTCCACCCAAGAGTAGAAGGGAAGCCACTGGCATCATTCACCACAGTGGTGTCGCCGGTCTTCCAAGGCTTGACCTCATCCTTCTTGTAGCGGTTGTACACCACGTAGAGGTAGAGCTGACCTTGGTTGTAGTCCACCGGAGTGAACACATCCTGAGTGCCATCGTTGGTGTAGGTGATGATGATCTGACCATTCACATAGTCAGCTTCAAACTCACCGAGCTGGCGGCTGGGTCGATTGTCGAAGACCCACTGCTCTGCCCAGTACATGAAGTCACCGAAGCCGATCTCAGCAGATTGAACAGCCACTTGCTCATCAGCATCCCGAGGAATCTGAGTGCCGATAAGGTTGTTGTCCAATGTGCCGACAGTGACGAGGGAACCATAGGCAATACCCACATACGGCTCGTAATTGGTTCGAGACCAATTGGCGAAGGTACGCATGCGGATACCCGGTCCTGCAAGGTAGGCACGGGGGATGGTCTCCCCCATCGAGAAGCCAGTATTGCTGACCACCGATCCAACCACGTTCGTCTTGAGGTAGTTGGATCGGTCCTTGATGTCCCCAGCCATGTTGTAGACCGAAGACGCTACATAAACTTTGGTCTTGCTGGAGAACAGTCCCATGAATTAACCCAGAGCGTTGTTCGCCTTCAGCGTCCCGAGGATGCCGTCCAGCGAAGGGTTAGCGAAGTTGGCCGGAGGCGACAAGCCTTCGTCAATCGTCTTCTGCGTGATCCATGCATCGGTGAACAGCTTCGCAGCCTTCACTTCAGCGTCACGCTTGTACGAGGTGATCTGCTGTTCGTACAGAGCCTTCTGCTTGCCAGTCAGGCCAGTCACCGGCAGGCCATCGGTACGGGTGTCCGTGGTCTGGGAGCGTTGGCTTTCCATCTGCTCCGCTACCAGTTTGATCTGGCCGGTAGTCAGCTTGGTCTGCTCCACTTGGTTCGTGGTCTGTTCCTTCAACAGAATGAACTGCTGAGGCAGCATCGTGCTGAGGTTGTACTGAGCAGTGCAGTAACCAACCGACTCGGTGGACAGCTTCAGCTTGGTCAGGCTGTAGTTGGCCTTGGCCGTCAGTGCGTCGAACTTCTGGTTGACGAACGATGCCTTGGCAATTGCCAGTTGGGCACGGCTCACCAGCAGGTTCATCTGGGAGGTAGCAGCCTGCCAGAACGCTTGGTCACGGTTGATCAGGAACTGGGTCGCATTGGACATGGCCGCTTCAGTGAGGGCAATGTACGCCTTCACGTATTCAGCACCAGTGATGCGATTGGCTTTGAACTCGACCAGTAGGTGAGCCTTCACAGAGGTCATCAGATAGTCGAACGTACCATCGCCATCAACCACCTTCGTGGTCAGGTCGTCGTTGGTCAGACGTGGCAATTCACCCAGAGCGGGGTTGTTGATCCCACCGGGCAAGTCCCAGTCCGTACCGGACATGTCGATGTCGGGCAGCTCGAAATTCTCATTCCCGAGCAATGCCGTCATCAACGCATTGGCTTCTAGTTCAGCACCACAAGACATGTGTGCCTCCTGTCATTGGTTCAAATAAAAACGGCCCACGTTTGATCGTGAGCCGTGGGATGCCCTAAAGCATACCTCTTAACTGTCGGTCGAGCCAGCAGCGATCTGGGCCTGACCCAGCTTGTACAGCTCTTCACGGGTCAGCGGTTCCAGCACTTCGATGGCGAACTCACGGGCCATGCCCTGTTCGACCTTCACCTGACCACGGCGGTCCTTGCCGGTACGGATGTTCAGGAACTGGCGGTCCTTCAGCATCTGGTAGATGCAGAACGGAATGTGGTAGCCGTTGTCCGACTGGTCGCCGTAGGGGATGTACTTGCGGACGGTGCCGATGTACTCGTTGGCGACAGTGAAGACTTCACCCGGCAGGTCTTTCTTGTTCGGGTTGAGGTTCTGGATACGGACACGGACCAGTTTCATCTGGTCCAGCATCAGCATCTGGCGCAGGGTCATCGGTTTCTGGGCCGGTTCAGCAGTGGCAGCAGCGGAGCCTTCGGCCTGAGCCAAGGGGTTCACAGCAGCCGGGGATTCTTCAGCGGCGTCAGCGCCGGACTGGTGGGCTTCGATCTTCTCACGCAGCTTTTCCACGGAGATGTTGTTCGAGAACTTCACGCCCATCAGCGTCGCACGCTGCTTCAGCATGGTGAGTTCATCGACCTTCGGCAGATCGTCCGCCGTTTCGTTGCTCTGATCAGCACCAACCACTTGGCTGGCGTCCTGCTGAGTCGTGTTCAGGTCATTGATGCTCATGATATGGATTCCTTGGTTCAGTGAAAGAGGGAGAGAGGTTCCCCTCCCTCCCTTTCAGGTCAGCCCAGACTTAGATCGGGGCAACGGTCTTGATCAGACCCAGACGTTCCGGGCGCTTCACGAGGATACCGTAGTACCACTTGATGGAGCTGAAGCCCGTTTCGCCATACGGATCGTTGCGATCCGCAGTTTCCTTGCCCGGCATCTTGGTCATCACGGTGAACTTCACCGAGTTGCCGTCGGTCTGGAAGCCGATGGTGGTGAACGAGTCGTCACCAACAACCAGCATCGGGAACACGTCGTAGTGTTCCGCACCACCCTTCATGCTGGAACGGAAGCCGGGGTTCGTACCGACAGCAGCGCCAGCACCAGCCCAGTGCAGCATTTCCGGCACTTGGATGATACGGAACTTGTCGATGGAACCGACTTCGCCGTTCATCAGCGTACCGGCGTCACCGTAGTGCTGGACTTCGATGAACGCCTTGTTGCCGAACAGGTCTTTCATCGCCTTCAGCAGCGGCACCAGTTCCGAGCCGACGTACATGACGCGAGTTGCGCCGATGACCTTGGTGTCGATCAGACGGGAACCCGTGATGATCGTGGTCTGGGTCGGAGTACGGTTGTCGGTCAGAATCTGATCCAGACGCATCAGGTTCTTGTAGCTGACGATGGAGGCCGGGACAGTCACCGAACCAGCGGTGGTTTCTTCACCGGTGATGGTGGCATCCGACACAGCAGCGCCTGCATACAGCACTGTGCCAGCAGCAGCGACCAGATCACGTTGCAGGACAGCTTCGGTGAGCTGCACAGCGCCGTTCATCAGTTCGCGGGACAGGTGGTCCTTCAGGCCGTCATCCGAGTCGAAGTCCAGCGATTCCTGCGTGAACTCGTAGAAGAAGCCGAACTTGTGGATCGAACCTTCACGAGCCAGACGGGTGAAGCCGACACGGTTCACACGACCGCCGTTCTCGGTCAGGGTCGGCAGCTTGCCGGTGATGGTGCCGATGTCCTTGGACGAACCGTACAGGTTGCCATTGACGATGGTGACACCGTTGGCGTCGATACCCTGATCGTTGATGTTGCGGTCGTCCAGCAGCGGGACATACTCGTAGACCTTGATGGTCTTGCCGAAGTTCTTCGGCATGTTGGTCACGCTGGCCAGCGGCATGAAATACTGGTCTTTGCGCGAATGGATGATCGCCTTCTTCAGCCAGTAGAAGGTGTTCATCTGATCGGAGCCAGCACCGTCGATGCTCGACTTCTGGCCTTCAATCGGGGCGTTGTAGTTCAACATGGTCTTGTTTCCTTATGCGCCTTTGGGCACTGGGAGTTTGAGAAAATCCTCATCGCTCATTCCGAGCGGGTTGACGAGGGCTTCGGCCTTTCGCGGAGCACTCCGACTCGGAGATGCCGCACTTGCTTGCGAACCATTCGCCACATCCGACTTCGGTGCAGCTACTCGGGTCGCTACCACAGCGGGAGCAGCTTTCGCCGCTACTGCCGGAGCAGCCGCCGCATCCTTCTTCGCCTGCAAGTCTGCGAATGCGCCCTGAGCTTTCAGAGCATCACCGACAGCCTTATAGGCTTGGATGAACGAGACGTTGGCAGGGATGTTCCCGAGCATCTTCTGGTGGTCGATCTCAGCAACGATCCGGTCATAGATACCGGCTTCACGTTGCTCATGGATCGTCGCCATCAGACCCTCGTTCTGCATCAGAGCCTGCTTGCTGGCGTCATCCCAAGATTTGTAGATAACTCCGAAAGTAGCTTCGCCTTCGGGGGTGGACCGGAGGTCTCCCAACTCAGTAACGAAACGCGCTTCGGCATCCGAAACCCGGTGATTGCCTTCTTGGTACTGCGGTTCGGCTTCCGGGTCGATGTCCATGACATCCAGCCCAGAATCCTTGATCAGCTTCTTGATCGCTTCGGGGTTCTTCTTCACCAAGTCAATGGCGAAGGAGAGTTGGCCTTCATCGTTCAAGCCACTGTTTTCCAGCATCAGGAGTAGCTTCCGGTGGGGAGCAATCTCCTGCATCTTGCGAGTAAAGTTGGCACCTTGCTGCATGAGGGCGATGGCTTCTTCAGGAGTACGTGCCTGAACCATCTTGCCGTTCGCTTTGAACGGGGCCATCAGCTTCTCGTAGCCAGCCTTGTAGTCGAAGTCGGCGGGCAGACCGTTGGACTCAGTGCTTACTGCACCCTGCTTGTCCTTACCTTCACCTTCTTGGTTCTGGTTAGGAGCAGCCTTCGTACCCTGTTCACCGTTGCTTTCAACTTTCGTTGCAGCAACTTTACCACCGTTCTGTTCATCAGCGGTAGTGTTCTGAGTACCTTGAGTGCCATCAGCGTTGGCTTGTGCAGCTTCTTCAGCAGCAATGCGTGCCTGCTCATCAGCCTGACGCTGTTCTTCTTCCTGCGCCAAGCGAGCTTCCTCGTCCGCTTCAGCCTGCTTCTGAGCAGCAGCTTCGGCGTCGAGTTCTTCTTGAGTCTTGCTCGTGTTGGTTTCAGGGTTGTTCTGAGTGGCAACCACCGCAGGTGGTGCCATATTCAGAATCTCTTCATCCGACATTTGAGAAATGTCGGAAGCCGTTTGGGTATTGGCTTCCGTGGTCATGGATTATCTCCGGGGTTGGTGACGATTACTCGTCGGTTTCGGAACGGGCGACTTCGAGAGCCATCTCGATGTTGCCGATGTCATTGGCAGCGATGCCCGACAGTTGTTCCGATACGGCGAACCAGTTGAGCAAGTAGCCAGCCGCCTGAGCAAAGCCCAGAGCATCGGCACGCTGTTCCGGTGTCAGTGCCGGGTCCACGGATTCGCGGACGTAGCGAGCACATTCCTTGGTGCAGAAGCCTTCCAGCACAACCTTGCGGAAGAGCGGATTCTTCATCAGCTTCTGGAGTTCGTCGTTGGCTTCTTTGGCATGCTTCGCCTTGGCGAGCTGCTGTTCGAGGCCAGCGATTTCATTTTCACGAGAGTACGTCATGGTCTGCCCTTATGTTTAACCACCGACCCGAATGGCCGGGTTGAGTGCCGGGTCCATACCCGGATTGAAATGCTGCGAACCAAGGTTGGCAGTACGATCACCGTTCATGGCCAGTTGGTCACGATCAATGGTGTTCGTTGCATCACCCTGACTCTGTGTGAGCGCATTATACCCAATTGCAGCAGGTATGTTAGGGGGAGTATCTCCTTCCTTTCCCGGTTGAAGCAAGGCTTTTGTGACTTGGAGTGCTTGGTTGCCTTCGGCTTGACCACGCTGCTTCTCCATATCACGAGCATGAGTAGTGCCAGTCCCTTGCTCAAGGTAGTCCAAGTTCTTCTTGTCTGCACTGGCTTGTTCAGCAGCAGCCTTGGCTTTGTTGAGGTCGATCTCACTCTGGAGCTTCTCAACAGTCTTCCGCTTCTCTTCCAGCTCCAGTTGCTGCAACTCTTGAGCAACAGGATCAGGTTGAGGCTGGTAAGTCTTGATCTGATGAGCCAGTACAGGCATACGCTTGAGACGTGCAATCTCAGCCAAGATCAACTTGGTGACATTGAAGTCCATCGTGTTGCCCATTGTCTGGAGCATGAAGGCCAAGTCATTGGACTTCTGGTTGTCCACTTCAGCAGTAGAGATGTCCACTTCCAGATCGAAGTTGCCCTTGAGGTCTTCTCGATTGATCTGGACATACTCTTCATTGGTCACACGGACCACTTCTTGTTCACTGAGGAACACTGCGTTCATGGCGGTGATCTTCTCACCAACCTCGGTCATACCCTTGGCCATACGGCGAAGGATTGCCATCTCACGCTTGGACGATGCATCCAGAGCACCACGAATACCGGCAGCAACTTGACCATAGGCTTCACCGGACACACCACCAGAGAATGCCTTCACACCAGTGAGGGATTCGGCTTCTTGGTTCTGGAGGTTGGCCATCACCAGTGCAGACTGGGGAATCTCCGGGAACTTGTGTTCGATCAGACCCTGCTGAGGATTGAGCGTCGGGTTGTACTCATAGTCCTGACCCTGCTCATAGCGGCGACGGTTCAGCGGATCAAGCATGCCCTTGGCAAAGCCCTGCTGACCGTTGGCCGAACGACCAAGCAAGTCGATCATGCCACGAGTCACTGCACCCAGAATCTTCTGGTTGTCTTCCAGCAGTTCAGCATCTGCTTCACCGTAAAGCTCACGCTTCACAGGCAGATACGGGATCACCACGAACGGCAGCTTCTCATCCGGGAACGGGTTCTTCTCCATGCGAATCATGGTCGAACCGATCCAAGTGGCTACGAACGGGACGAGCACACCGTCACCCTCAGCATCCCACCAGCCCCAGTATTCATAGGCCACTGCCTTGCGACGGGCTTTGTCCTTGAACTGGTAGTCGGTCGGAGTAGAGGTGCCGTGGTTCGGATCATTGACCGGGCCGGTGTTCTCCCAGTTGATCTTGTCCAAGTTCTTGTAGCGATCACCTTCCTTCTGGAGTTCTGCCAAGCAGGTCTCGAAGGAGACGATGGCGAACATGGCCTTGTCGATGTCACCTTGGCAGGACGGATCGAAGACCACGTTCTGGGGGTTCATGACTTCAACAGTCGGACGGTTCTCCAATGCCTTCTCGACTTCCACCTTCTGGGTGCCAGTCTGGACTGCATAGGTAGCCTGCTCGGTTTCCTCGTAGTACGCCACTGCCTGCTTGAGTTCTTCAGGCATGGTCTCGTTGTACTGACGGGGATTCTCCTGCTTCAGCTCCATTGCCTGCTGAAGAGCTTGGAGTTGCTCATCAGTTTCAATGGGGAGCATGGAGAAGACCGGGGCGTCTTCCTTCACCTTGATGGTGACACGCTTCCAGCCCAGACGAAGCACGCAGGTGCCCTCATCCACAGTGGATCGCACCATGTCGTCGATGAACTTGACCCGGTTCAGCTTGGTACGGAACTGCCAGTTCAGCAGCAGTTCGTTCTGGCGTGCAGCTTCCTCGTCCTCGAAAGTGACGGGGTTGACGGTGAACACCTTGTTGGAACCAAGGAAGGGTTCTGTCAGTGCAGAGTATCGCCACTCAGCCTGACGCCGGATCAGCTTCGGCTGAACCTGAGAACGGTTATTGACCTTGGCAGGCTTGGCTTTACCCTTCACCTGCATCTGGTCGTTCCAGTTCTGAATCTTGGACATCTGGGAATCATGAGTCTGCTTCGCAGCGTCATAGTCCCCCTTCAATGCTCCAAGACTCGGCTCATTCGACCAGTCAGTCAGCTTGCCAGCCTGATTGGGATCAGGCGGTGGCAGGTTGTTGAGTTGTTCTTCCATATCGAATCCCTATTCAAAGAGGCGTCGGTCAGCCTTGATCTGTTCCCCCAACTGGATCAGTTGTCGGTCACGGAGTCCAAGAGTTGCCCGGAGTTCTTCAACCAGTTGTCGGCCTTCTTCAAGAGAGGCGTCGAGTCTGGCTGCATGGCTTGCAAGACTTCGGCACTGAGCGGCTCCGCCTTCGGCTTGACGTTGGTATATCGCTGCTCGCCCTTCAGACTTCCGCAGGCGGTCAGCGTACTCAGCATCAATACGAGCAAGCTCGCTTTCATGAGATGACTTTGCATCACGAAGTTCCTTCTGTAGATCATCCACCTCGGTACGGTGCTTGGCTTCCTTCAGAGCGTTCTCATCCTTCAGCCGATTGGCTTCCCGGAGATCAGCGATCTTCTGGTCATCCCATTTCTTCTGGACCGAGGCTTCGCCAGAGCTGGAACCAAGGGAGTAAGTGCCCCAGAGAGCAAGGGCCGTAGCCCCTGCCACTATCAGGTACACCCACTTACTGCTGAACAGTGTCTTCATTGCAGGTGTCCAGTGGGACGTTATCCACCCGGTTGATGATCCATCCCGGTGTGAAGTCGTCCATGTTAAGAGATAAATAGTGGGTAGTCTGCTTGCCGTCCAGCATCTTGATCACCATCTGGCATGCAACCACAGCACCACGTTTCTTCTGGAGAGACTTGTACGCTGCCACAGTAGCTGGCCCAACTTTACCATCAGAGGTAAGTTTGGGGTAGTCCTTCCCATTGCGGGAGACGGAGTTCAGGGAGTCCTGAAACCACTTGGCAGACCGGGTAGTACCAGCATTCACCCCGATGTCCACCAGCTTGTTGGTCACGGCAGGGGACAGTGGAATGATCTTGTCGAAGCCGGGCTTCTCGATGTAGTCCTTGAAGTAGATGGACGTGGCCATCTCCTTGGTCAGAGACTTCATATTGCCGTTCCAGCCCTGCTTGACCAGCTCATCCTTGTGCTGTTGAGCAACTGCAATGGTCACTCCGTGGTTGGTCTCGCCACCGGGGTCTTTGGGATCATTGACCCAGCCACCCTCGACAGCGAGCACACCACCGATGATGGCTGCAATCACACCAGCAATGCCCCCCTTCTTGTAAGTAGAGGCAGTCACTTTATTTGCCATTGGTTTTCCTCTTCATTCGGAACATCTTGACCAGCAGAACGCTGGCCCACAATCCCAGTGCAATAGCTGAACCATAGGGGATACGTTCCAACAGATGACGGGGCAGGGCGATGACTCATGACTGGAGCACCTCCACTACCCCGAAAATGATGGCACTACCCGAGCCAACATGCACTGAGAGTCGCTTCAGGCGGGCCTTCCACTCGGGAACAGGCTCAACCGGAATGCGATGCCTCAGTTTCCTAGCCACGCAGCGATCTCCTTCTTTGCTGTCCAGAGGAAGGTAATCAGACCACCGGCGATGGCCCAAACCCACTTACCTGCGATCCCAGCACCAACAACCTTGTGCTTGATGGTGATGAACTCTTCGATGGTGGGAGCCTGCTGGGTCAGGCTTTGTTCCACTTGACCCATGCGTCCGTCGAGCTTGGTGATGCTCTGTGCCAGCTCTTCAGTCTTCTCATACTGCTGCTTTCGGCTTTCGCGGTCTTGCGCCATGCCCTGTAGGACTTGGTTCAGTCGCTCTTCGAGGCGAGCGAGCTGCACCTCAGTCGGTTCTGTGCTCATACGTTTCCCATGTATGAAACGAAGAAACCAGGTTGCCCCGGTTCCTTCTTGTGTGTCATCCCTATCTAAATAGGGGCCGGAGAATAGACTTTGTAAGCCCAGACCGAATCATAACTGACCTAGAGTTCAGCAGCCACACACTTTAGGACGGGCGTAGTACACACCATCCCGCATGACCTGTGTGTAGGACCAAGGGTAGATGATCTTGATCCCTGCTTCTTGGGCCAGTGCCCATGCCTTGTCCACGTCTCCCCAAATCTTCTTCGCATCTTCAGGCTTCAGCACGAAGCCAATGAAGTAGTGAACAACATCTTTGGGATAGTGGAGCAACTCAGTAGCAGCCTCAAAGGTCTTCGGCACCAAGTCCAGCCGACCATCAATGATCCAGTCATAGTCCTCAATCTGCACGAACTCGTAGTTGGGGTAGACCCACTCCGACATCGGGAAGTTGAGACGGAACGTCAGCTCACTAGCGGGGGACATAACCTGTGGGCTGAAGAACAACAGTGTAGCCTGAGCATTGGGGAAGACCTGCTTCACCTTGTCTCGAACATAGTTGGTGGACTGTCCGAGCTTGGTGCAGAGCCAGTCAACATACGGCCACTGGTTCTCAGCCACCGGAGCAAAGATGTCCGTGATCCAAGGAGTAGGTACATCATTGCCAGTCTCCGCCTTGTACAGATCCATTGTCCGTTGGTCATACAGGCAAGGGGCGTTCTTACCAATCCCATTGTTGTAGGAACCATCCCACCACCACGGCTCACCAATCTGGAAGTGAGGGATCATCCCCTCATTGACCATTGCTTGCAGGATTTGAACCTGTGCTTTGGCAATGTAGTCCAGAGGCTCCGGGTTGGTAGGCTGGATGAACGAGGACGGCGGATACCAACCAGACTGTGCTGGATCGCCACGGAAGTTCCGTTGCTTCCACTGCTCAGGCATGAAGAAGTCCAGAATCTCGTAGGCCACCGAGTTCACGAACTTGAAGCCAAGCGGGTGGATCAGCTTGAAGAAGCGACGGTAGAACTCCATCGTCGGGTAGTTCACCGGCTGGGTCTCAGCCACTGGGTCCCAACCCAACCGACCAACGAACCAGTAGTCATCACGGCTATGCGTCACCGGGCTGACCAGAGGATACGGGCCGATCACGTTGAGGATCGTCTGAGCCAAGTCATGGCAGACCATCTGGGAAGTCTGGGTGTTAAAGTGCAACTGCCCAATCCCCGGCTCAAACAGGAAGTGGTCCGGGCCGTATTGCTTGGTCAAAGCACCCAGATGGATGCCCGGAACCTCAGCAATGATCTCGGACTGAATACGCCGGATGTCGATACGCTGGGCCTCGAAGTCAGGCTCAGGCATAGACACCATAGCGGTCATCGTCAATGCGCTCATAAGTAAACCCCTCCCCATTGCTGGGGAGGGTCTCCGTAGTTAGAGGGGAGTAGCGTCGTCGCTGAACTCGACCTTGTTGTTGGATGCACCATCAGGGCGACGAGGACGGACACGCCACATCACGTTGGTGACAGCATAGCCGTAGACAGCACGCATCTCGGCAGCAGTCCAAGTGATCTGGGGAACCGTCACAGTAGCACTCTTCGCAATGGAAGAGTTCTCCAAGTTGACGATCTCCACATCCCACTCCGAACCATCCATGACATCCCAGTACATGGTCACATCGCCATCGACGTTGATGACTCGTGCCCAGCCTTGTTCCGGCTGCTCTGCCCGCTGAGGTTCACCACTCCAGCGAGTATTCGGGCCGTACACATCGTTGGCAATGTCGTGCTCCTTGGCGTCGAAGGTAACGTTAAATGCCGTGAAGCCGTACTCAGCGATCTGCTCTGCACGAGTCCAGATACGGGACGAACCAGTCAGGACTTCAGTGAAGATCGGATTGCCAGTTCCCAAGTTCACGTTGGTGATCTGCACATCTCGCTGAGGTGCCGATGGGCTGGGAGTCCACACGAACTTGATGTCCGAGCCGCCCTTGTCCCCCAACTGGAGTGCAGCCATGCCTTCCACCGGGTTGAGCGGATTCAACGGAGGCAGCGGCGTACCGTTGTACTCAGCACCGACAGACGTAACGTCTTCAGCAATGTCGTACTCGGACACACGGAATGCCACATAGTTGGCTCCCTCAGTACCACCGTAGTAGGCCAACTGATCCGCCAGAGTCCACACCAGAGTCTCAGTACCCCACGGCTTGGCAAAGATCGCCTTGCTCGAATTGCCTGCGTCGAGGTTCTCGACGTAGAAGGACTGATGCTCAGGACGGCCTTGCCACGAGAAGGTGATGTCACCATTCAGCGACTTCTTGGCCGACACGTTCTTCGGTGCCTGCATGTAGTCGCCGGTGATGACCTTCTTCTGGTACATGGCCTGCGGACCCATCGTGTTCGACGCTTCCACATACTCGCTCACACCGAAGTCGAGGTTCTCAGTCTCGCTCTGGTATGCCTGCTGCTGTTCCAGCAGAGTGAAGCGGAACTCAGGAACGTCAACAAACCCTTCCTTGATCACTGCTGCGTTGTCCAGTCGGCGGTTCATGAAGTGCCACTTGGTGATACCTGGACGAGGGGTCCACGTCACAACGATGTCACGGTTGGCCTTCTTCACTGCACGAAGGTTCGGAGGCGGAGCCAGTTTGGTCCAGTCAGGCGGGTTCAGAGCACGGTTGATGTTCTTCGCCAGTGCCTCACCGACTTCACGAGCTGCTGCGTGATAGCCATCCAGTGAGTAGTGAACCCAGCCAATGCCACGATCCATCTCGTTGTAGTAGGTCTGGTACAGGTTGGCATCAGGCACATACGACGCCATCTTGAAGCCGATCCCTTCCAGAGACATGCTCTCCTGAATCTTGCGGAGTTCTGCTGCACCTTCAGCGTTGGACTCTTGCGGAGGCGGAGCACCCCACCACGAAGTCGTAGCACCTTGGAACCAGATTTCCAGATTCGGATTGCCCCAGTTGGTTCGCATCCAAGCCAGCATCTCGATGTTCGACTGACGCCACTGGCTGATGATGCCCGGCCACATGGACTTGTCGGCATAAGCGATACCAGTCGTCTCACCCGGACCAGACTCAATGAAGTAGTCAGGCACCTTGGCCGAAGACTTCACGATCTCATCAGCGATGATCAAGTTCGGTCCCGGCTGCTTGGTGACAGGGTTCCACCAGTAGTTCTCAGGATCGAAGCCCGGTTGGTAGGTCATCGGGTTGATCGGGCTGGAACCCACCACCGTCATGACCGGGATCACTTCGATGTCACGCAGACCAGCATTCGCAGCCAGAGTCTTACGCAGAGTCGATGCAGCGATCACGTCCTTACGTCCCGGCTTACCAGAACCCCCGTGGTTCAGCGGATCGGACAGGTCGTTGAAGTAGCCACCGATCAGCGAGTTGATACCGCAAATGATGCGCTTCTTCACCAGACCAACATCGTCGATCTTCACTTCATCGGACCAAGGCTTGGACTTCACCTCGTTGCCACGGTACATGGCCACCACACGGTACTTGATGTAGCCCCACTCGAACTGATCGCCCTGAGCTTCGACCATCACAGGGACGTTCTGCTCAATGGCCCAGTCAGCGTAGACATAGCCATCCACCACTTGAGTACCGGGAACCACGAAGGAATGGATGATCTTCTCCCAGCCATCAGGATGGTAGATTTCCACTCGGTACTGCACGAACTCCGGGTCCACGCCATAGGACTTCCAGCGGAACTCCAAGTCGCCCCACGAGTTACGGCGGGCAGTCAGGTAGGTCGGCAGACCAATCTGCACAGGCACGTTCGGCTCTTCGACGTTGGTGATGCCCCAGCCATACCCTTGCTCTTGAATGTAGATCGGAAGGTCTGCACCCCAGAGCGAGCGGAAGTAGGCGAAGATTTTCTTGGTCGCTTCTTTACTGCGAGCCAAGGAAGGCTTGGGTACACGATCAGCAGGGTACTTCAGTGCCGAGGCGTCTTGATCACCTTGGCCCCAGATCACCAGCTTGGGGATGTCCTCACCGACTTCTTCGATGCAGTGGAGCAGTGCCGGACCGGGCTTGTCTGCTTCCAAGTCCCACCACCAGAGGCCACCCTTGGTAGTCGTCTGGTCCGGGTCCCAGACATCAGAGTTCGGGTTCACCGAGCACATGCGTTCCGATGCAGTGGAACCAGTGGCCCCATTGATCGGCTTCACACCTGCATAGTTGATGCCCCACTGTTCGGTCATGTACTTCTGGAACTCGTCCTGCCCACGGTTGGGGTACTGACCGATGACGAAGTGACCGGAGATCATCGACTGACCTGCCATCAAGACAGGGAACTCCAGCACAGCAGTCTGGTTGACCAAGTGGCCATCGACCTTGTGTTGGTACGCAGTCATGCCCTTCCAGTAGTGAGACATGCCAATGTACGTGGTCCACCAGTCACGGTAGCCCAAGTCATAGGTCATCTGCACCTGACGCTCAGGGGTGAGGTTGTACCCGTCGTCGAAGCCAGCAGTCATGCCGAGGTTGGCCACTGGCTGGACGTAGCGACGCTTCTTCAGGGTCTTCACACCGGAACCAGAGAGGGTCATGTTGACGAAATACTTGTCAGCATCCTTCTGTTCGATGGGGCAGGCTTCCTTTAGGTACTTGCCGAGGAATGCGTCAGCAGCCACGAACGTACCGGGCAGGGTTCCCTTACAACGGACAGAGAAGTTGGAAGTACCGAAGCCAGTGAAGCTGACCACCGGGAACTCCATCTCGGCCATCGTCTGGCCGCCCTTGTCATTCCAGTAGCGGTAGATGATCTGAAGGGTGTCACCCTCGGTCAAGTTGGCGTTGGTGTGGATACTACCAACTTCCACCTGCACAGTACCATCACCGTTGTCCTTGATCAGCGAGCAGAATGCTTTCCGACCCAGACCGTGATGTGCCTCGGTGCAGTCGAAGCTGACCATCTTGATGTTGCGAGGGTTGACGATGGGGCCAGTGTAGGTCTGCTGGGTGCGCAGGTCACCGAAGTCCAGAATGTAGATGTAGTCCTTCCGCCCCCATGCCGGAGTGATCTGGTCATCAGGGATGGAGAAGTCACCGGCTTGGAAGATGTCAGCCTGATAGGACTTCTTGGTTCCGTACTTCTTGTCGAGGTTTTCCCAGCGACGGTTCTTCTCGTTGAAGACGTAGGGAGACAGCCGGTAGGTCCATGCCTTCTCGGGAGTCTCGATGGTGACGGTGAACTTGTCCGGCTCATCAGGGTTGTGCTGGAAAGCCAGAATCAGACCCAGATAGTTGGAGTGCTCTTGGTATGTGAAGTAGGGGTGGCTGAAGGTGTCCTTCGACATCCAGCGAACACCCAAGAAGTCTTGGTTGGTTCGCCATTGAACAGGCACACGGAAAGAGCGCTCACCTTCCGGCAGGATGGTAGCGACCATGTGTGCGTTGTAGTCCACAACCCAGTGATCAGGCTGGAAGCGATGCAGGCTTGCGTTGAACGGCTTGCTTCGACGAGGGTTCGCCAAGAGCAAGTGGACACGTTCATCACCCAGCTTCGGAAGGTCTTCCTTCATGCTGGAGTGCCAGTCATCAAGCTCCCACTTCGGAGGGACAGTGCAGTCCCGTCCTTTACGGTAGTCGTCGATGCTCATGAGTGTTCCTCTTGTAAAAAGAAGGGGCCAGCGAACCGGCCCCCTACCAGAATACTACAGGTTATCGGAAACCTTTAGAACTCAGTCCACGAGTTGAGGGTGGCGTTGGTAGCATCCACCTTCACTTCCCAGCCTGCCGGTACAACAGCAGATGCACCGACCACGTTGCCTGCACCGGATGCCGTGAACTCGTAGGCACCCAGTACCACTTCAGGCTGACCAGACGCCTTACGGCAGGTGATCACGAAGCGGATGGCACCACCGGCAACAGCAGCCACCAGTACCGAATGCTGCACCGGACGGGTAGCCGGACTGGTCACGTAGGTGGCCAGAGCACGGCCAGTCTTGGCAGCAGGATCGCCACCACCACCGACCACTGCCGTCTTCTGGGCACCATCGGTAATACCGTACCCACCCAGAGTGGTGGACTTAGCGGCATAGCGGCCATCAGCTTCCGTCTTGGTATAAGCATCGGTGATGCCGTAACCAGACAGGGTAGTAGCCGGGTTTTGCTTACCAGCAGCCAGAGTACGGATGGCCTTCAGTTCAGCTTCGACCGTGGTTGCACCACCAGTGGTAGGCGTGTGGCCGATCTTGCTGGAACCAGTTGCCGACTTGAAGGCAGTGTTGTCCGCCAGAGCAGCATCCAAGTTGGTGCTGATGTTGGACAGTTCCGGCAGCTTGGCTTCCACTGCCTTGATGGTGGCCATGTTCGTGCTGACGTTGTTGACCGATGCAATGTTGGTCGCAACAGTCTTCACGCTGGTCATGTCCGTCGAGACCGCCTTGACCGAAGCCATGTTGGTATCAACGTTCTGAACAGCCGCCATGTTGGTGTTCACGTTCAGGATTGCAGCGATGTTGTTATGCACCGTCAGCACTGCCTGAATGTTCTGTGCCACCGTCTGGATCGCCACGATGTTGGTGTACAGCGTGTTGATCTTGTCGAGGTTGTCGTACAGGGTCAGGAGCGGAGTCATGTTGCTGCTGATGAGCAACAGTTCATCCAGATGGTCGTACAGTGCCATCAACTGGGTCAGCTTCTCACGCAGAGCCAACAGTTCGGGCAGCTTCGCTTGAAGAGCGTTGAGCTTGTCCAGACTGTCGGCAATGGCGATCAGCTTGTCGATGTTGTCCGAGAGCGTCTTGATGTACGGCATCCGCATCGCAACGAACTTGACCACCTGATAGGCGTTACCCAGCAGATGGTCCACGATCTGATCGTTGTTAGCGGTGCAGCACGAGTTGCCAGTATCGAATGGCGTGCGGGTATTCATGGTTATGCCCATCCTCGTTTGGTAAAGCGGGTGTTGGTGTTGGAGTAACTGGTGCTCACCAAGTCCTGTGCCACGACTTCAGCGCAGACAGCCTCATAGTGGGCCAGCATCTCGGAGGCCGATTGCTTGGCTTCCTGAGTGTTGATCCCGCTGTAGACCCGGAATGCGATGTACGAATCGAGAGCAGAGTCCAAGGTCTCCGGGATGTCGATGATCCCATCACTGGTGTCATCGCAGGTGATCTTGGTGTGCTTCGCTTGGTACGTCACGTTCAGAGCTTCACGGTTGCGAGGCCGTGGGTTCTGGAGCCAGTTGGGACGAGGCGTGAAGACAGACCAGCAGTCGTCGGCGTCATTCAGTGCCCGTTGGCAACCGAGGTCGTCGTAGACAGCCAGAATCTTGATCACGTCTTCATCGAACGCCTCACCACTGAGGTCAATGATGTACGGGCACGGTACTTCCGTGGGGTCATACGACTGAATGGCGTATTTCTTCAGCAGGGGGTAGTTGGTACGACCCTCCTGCATTTCCACGATGACGTTGCTTTCTTTGAGGATGAACCGGCTATGCAGCCGGGTCAGAGCCTCGTTGATCGCAATGACCACCTTGGACTTGCCATCCTCGTCGATGTCCCCGTCTTCGGTAGCCAGCGAGGTGTTTTGCAACGTCCCGTTGGCCAACCGGCAGAACAGTTCTTCGATATGGATCATGTAGTCCTCACACGATATAGGATTGGAGTGGGTTCATATCACCGCCAGTGTCGTCGTCATCCCACATGACATCATTGGGGTTGCTCACCGGAGCTGCCTCAGAAGGTTTCCAAGGGGTGAGGTATGCCAACTGCGAGATGGTGTCGATGCAGTCGTCCTTACCCTTCAGACCATTCGAGGTCGCCAAGCGAAGCTGGCCCATGAAGATGCCCATGATCTTGGATTCCTTCATCTCTTCCGGGAAGAACATCTTCCCAGTCTTGAACCAAGGGACCACAAGGTTGAAACGAGAGAGCTTGTTGGTGACAGGACGGATACCGGGTTCACCGGACTTTTCCGAAGAGGCGAAGCTGAACCAGATGTTGCGGTTCATCATCTCCACTTGGAGCAGTTTGATGAATGCCTTCTGCTGACCAGTGATCTCGATACCCACTTGCTGTGGCCGATATTCCTGAACGAGACGGAACAGATCGTTGAAGGTCTTGTCCATCAACTGCCGTTCAGTAATGCCGTCCACCCAGAACCAGTCGCCTTGGGCATTATAAGCCCACACACTGATGACAGTGTAGTCGCTTGTCTCCTTGTCGGAGGTAGCAAAGTCAGTGGTGATATAGAAGTTGAAGGTACTCTTGAGACGCAGAAGCTGTGCTCGGTTGTACCAACGAATCTCCTTGTCCTGCACAAGACGCTCTTCTTCAGAGGTGATACGCAGCATCAACTCTTGGTTGAAGGCAGCTACCTTACCTGTCTTCACTGCCATCTGGTACTGATCATTAACATAGTCGAAGCTGAAGCGGTCTTCCCATGCACCAACGAACTCTTCCTTGGGTACAGGGAACCGCTCACACACCGGCCACACGTTGACGTTCCATGCCCCAGACTCCACTGCTTCGATCAGGATGTCATCCTTGTTGAAGGGAGTGCCGTTGAAGATCACCTTCCGGCGTGTTGGATCAAGAGCGTGGTTCACACCCTTGTACACCGTGTCCTTGATCGACTGCATGTTGGCCTTGGATTTGGCGTCATCATCCGACACCAAGTCATCCAGAATGCAGAGCACGGGACGCTTACCGAAAATCTTCGTACCACGGAGACCAGTCTTCGCACCGAACATCTTGCAGCCCAGACGATGGCCATCCGCCGACTGGAACTCAAGGTAGTTGTCGGTGAAGGTGGCCTTGGGAATCCACTGCTGGAGGAACGGGCTGTTGTCGTAGCGGAACTCGATGTTCTTGCGTGCAGACTTCACACCGTTGTCCATCGAGTCCGACACGTAGATCATGCCTTCGACCTTCCCCAGTCCGGGCAGATGACCGAACACAGCGAGGAACAGTACGAAGTATTCCATGAACAGAGTGGTCTTCGCAGCACCACGGAAGCACAGGTTGGCGATGTACTGGTCCGGTTCTGCAACCTTGTCTAGCATCTTCAGGTGTACAGGAGGTGTCTTGTTCGACTCCCCCTGAGCACCGTTCACCAACTTGATGAAGTTCATGAACATCAGAGCGAACTCTGATGGGACGTACTCATTGCCATTTAGCCATGCGTAGTCCACTTGATCCAGCCATTGATCAAGCTCCTGCTTGATGAGACTGGGCTTAGACATCAATCACGTCCTCCCGCACGAGGTTGGAATGGGTGATGGTACGTGCAGACACACCACCTTCAATGGCAGAACGTTGACCTTGGGCCAGTTGAGCGAGGGTGTCCTTCAGCTCCTGCATACCTGAGTTCTCACGCAGGTCGAGGTTGATGTTGGTCACGGAGTCTTTCGGCTTCTGGAGGTGGGTCAGGATGGAGTTGGCAGCATCACTCCGCACCTTCTCACTGGCGGCGTTCATCATCAGGTCTGCCTGAACATTGAGTGCTCGCTGGAAGAGGTCTTGGTTCACGATCCATACCGGGACCAGACTCTGTTCCATGATCAGGTTGACCAGCTTGCCCCGATGGTACGCAGCCACGTAAGCAGCGATGTCTTTCTCACTGGTTCCCTTGGCAACAAGGTGAGCATGGCGGGATGGGAACACCTTGAAATAGGCGTCCTTGTTCGACAGGCCCATGTGCTTGTACGACACGTAGGCGACTGCGTTGAGGTAGTCCTCAGTCTTGAACCGGCCTTCCTTCATCACATGGGCGAAGGAGATGAAGTTCTCGCGGATGTTCTCCGCTGCCATCTGGTCTTGGGTGATGTTGTTCACCATGTCAACCAGTTGGTCGGTCACTGCACTCTTCAGGTTCGGGGGCAGCGCCTTGGCGATCTCTTGTTTGGTAAGCATGGACTTCTCCTATATAGAAGGGGGCGCTGGCCCCCGTTCCCCTTAACCCAGCAGTGCGTTGTCGAGACGCATCTTCAGGATGTCCACGAACTGGCCCATGATGCGTGCTTGCTCGTGCATCATCTCCGCCTTCACCTTGTCGAAGCCTTCCGGCAGGTTGGCCAAGAACTTCTTCAGCTTGGTGAGGTTGCCTGCATTCAGCTCGTGCTCGTCGCGCAGACGGTCGATCCAGTCGCCCTGCAATTTCTTTTCTTGGTAGAGTTTCTCGGCCAGAAGGAAACCGGCGAACGGCCAAATCTTGTCGATAGCCTGCTTGCGGGCGAAGAACTCACCGACGTTCTGCCGGTAGTTGGCCGGGTCCACACATGCACTGATGCCCTGCACGCTGAAGCCGTTCTTCAGGGTGATGTGGCAGATAGTCGTGGTCGAACCGCTCGGCACCACGAAGACTTCGCTGGCAATCATGGCGATCAAGTCGCCGTACACCACCTTCGGGCCGTCGCTCGGGACAACCGGCTCACCGGTTTCCAGATAGCTACGCTCAAAGACATCTCGCGGGGACCAAGAGATGTACCCGTCGAATGCGTCGTGGTTGGCTTTGCCACCATCCAGATATTCGATCAGGTAGCCCTCGTCGGAGGGATTCTCTTCCTTGGGGGTCTCCCAGCCACGGAGAGCGTTGTAGTCCCCACGAGTCATGGGCTGTGCTTGGACCTTCTTGGTTCCGGTATAGACCTTCATCTAAATTACCTCTAATGGTTGCGCTTGGCGAAACTGCCGGTTAGACTTTAGCCTATCTTTAGTCTCCTTACAACAGTAAGACAGAGACATGGGGAGCCTATTGTCTAAAGAAACCTAACCCCATCAAGGAGATAGCAATGCGTTTGTTCTACCGTATCGACGGCTCTAGCCAATGGGCAGAGATCGACCACATGAAGGCTGGTGTCTTGGGCGGTGACTACATCATCTGCCACACCGAAGACCTTCGAGATCGTTTCTTGGGTGAACGACTGGTCATGGGCATTGAGTTCAATGTCGTGCTACCAGAGAACAGTCCCTACCGTTTCAATAAGGAAGTCGCTGCCTTGATCCTCTTCACGAAGATTCCGAAGGAAGTCGAGTTCCCACACAGCAACAAGAATGATGCTGGCAAGGACGTTATCGTCACCTTCACTGATGACTGGTTTGACGCCCTCTAAAATAACAGCTACTCTTCAGTTGCTGACTTGGATTTCTCCGAAGCGCTTGTGTAACTTGCGATGATGAGGCCGCCCCCCAGCGGAAGGTGGGGGTAACACGAAAGTGTTCAGTAACATCCGCAGTAGAGGCCATCCGACTCCTTCATTCCCTTGGGAATGCCGCAAAGCTAGACACTTTGCACAGGATGGTGACTCTGCACTGAGGGGGGAGTAGCTCACGCTGCTTCCCCTTCTTTCATTTGGAGGTCCGATGAACCTGCCTGTCTACAAGATCAACCTTCTCACGAACGTCACGGCTACGCCGGGAACCAAGTGGGGAAAGGTCACTGACCTGCCCCTGCTCAAGCCTCGTTCAATCCTATTACTCCCCGACTCTGACACGGGGCATTCCATCTACGGCCAGCTACTGGTCGAAGGAGTAGACCTCGATGTCCAGATTCTCCCTGCCCGCAAGGGTCGCATCATTCTCACCGTCAACGAAAACAGCCTCCCCCCTGCGAACAGTTACGGTGAAGCCCCCTTTGCAGAAGTCTTCCTCACGGGTTGCATGTGCTCAGAAGTCACCTTCCAGCAATGGCAAAACCACCAAGACTTCACCATACAGCTCGGGGCAGTCTACAAGCCCTTCGTTACTGTCCCCCAAGCTGAAAGCCTTGCAGCCCCAATACCGCCAGCACTCTCCTTACGAGGTGATGGCCCGAGTGGGTGGCTGGGGTAGTTACACCACCATCCTTCTACCTGACACAGATGAAGGCCACTCCATAGCAGGGTGGCTCATGCTGGACAGTGTTCCGCTCACCCCCATCTTTGTGAACCAAGGGATGGAGCTACGTGAAGACACCCTCATGTGGGCAGACGATAGCTACAGAGTGGACTGGAAGTATGGCAAGACCCCCACTGGTCAGCCTTGTTGGGTAGGAGTGGTATCCCTCAAACATACCTGCTTAGAGTAGATAAGTTGTAGGAAACTTTTGAAGGGGGTGATATGTACTTCTGAGAGCAGTGTTGTACACCCGGTACACGGGTACACGTACACATACCCCCCCGGTATCTACACTAGGGGACTCTCTACCCTACCCCCATGCTTACGACGCTCCGCGTCTTATGGGTAATGTTGCCCATCATCTATCTGGAGCTACAACTATGTCTATCGCTAACACTCGCATGACCTTCGGTGCTGTCCTCGGTACTGTCAACGAGGCTGCTACCACTGTCACTGCTACCCTGTCCACTGCATCCAAAGCTGTGGGCATGCTCAACCGCTTCGTCACTGATGCTGCTGACAAGCAAGCTCTGCGCTCCAAAGTCGATATGCACGAGTTCAAGACCGTGCTGGTCGAAGAGAAAGCAATGGCTGAAGCACTGCGCAAGAAGTCCATTGAAGAGTTCTGCAAGGACTCCACCAATGCCAAGCACTACTCTGCTGCATACGATCGTCTGGCCGAGATCGTCAACGGCTAAACCTTCCCTGTAGCCTATGGGGCACCTTCGGGTGCTCCATACCCCTTAGCTTAGATAGATAGATAGCTCTACTTGATCAGGCTACTGATCCTACTTCATTCAACTCTACGTCTACTTAGTAGACTTTGTGTGGGGGTTCAACCGACCATGAACTCTCATACATCACCCTCAATCTCAAGGAGTAATACCATGTCCATTCAATCTTTCGACAAGACCTTCGGCACCAACGCTGGCAACAACAACGCTGCTGCATCGAAGAAGGATTTGCCCAAGGCACAATTCTGGATCAACATCGGCTATGTCGTTGAAGTACAAGGCGAAGACGGCGTCGAGTCCAAGTTCATCAGCCTGCCGATGGGCATCCCGTTGGACACGCAGGAACACCTGCCGACCAACAGTTCCAACGAAATGTTCCGTGCTCTGCGTGCTGCACAGAACGACCTGCTCGACCAACTGAAGGACGTGGCTGCTACTCTTCAGCCCGGCGAAGAGAAGATCATTGGCGAAGGCCAACTGGTCATCCAGCTCCGTCGCGTCAAGGCAGAAGCTGCTCCGATTGCAGCCGATGCCAACCCGCTTGTCCGCAAGCTGACCTTCTAAGGTCACTGGGAGTCACCGAAAGGTGGCTCCCTTTATTTTTCTACTGTCTAAATACTAGATCCAACTTTGATAGAGTTTCTGGCGAAAGCAACCGAGAACCTATCCACGTTGGAGTTAGAGATAAATAGGAGATAGTTATGAAGCTGATCGTAGCTGGTGGACGGGACTTCACAGACACTCAACGCATGATCCAAGCCCTACAAGAACTAGCTGCTGATGGTCATATCACTGACTCACCTGTGCTGGTCTGTGGTATGGCACGAGGTGCAGACATCACTGCCTACCATCTGTGGAAACAGCATGGCATGGAGATCATCGAGATGCCTGCTGACTGGGACAAGCACGGCAAGAGTGCTGGGTACAAACGCAACGCTGACATGGGAAACATCGCTGATGCCTGCGTAGCATTCTGGGATCAGCAGTCCCGTGGAACCAAGAACATGATTGACTACATGAACAAGCTGGGTAAGCCCTGCTTCGTCTACTCATACTAAATAGGAGAAACACAATGGACTTCATCGACATGTACTGGATGCACATCACCATCACCATCATGATCCTCTGGGCATGGTGCGAGCGTGCTGCTCTGCTGGGCGAGTGGTACTACATCATCAAGTTCGGCAAGCGTACTGCACCGTGGTGCAATCGTCGTGCTGACCTGCTGGAACCACTGCTGGAATGGCAGCGCCTCAATGACTTCAAGGCAGTGAGGAAGACTGTCCATGAGATCAACTGTCTGCGTGCGTATGCCACGCTACTCATTGCAAAGGAGAAGTCATGCTGAACTACAACCCATTCGCTTTCGTGCTGGGAGTGGCCATTGCAGTAGCAGTCTTGCTGCTGTGTGAGCCACTCATGTGGGCACTGATCTATCTGGCCAAGGCACTCATCGTCTTGGTCGCTGTACTCATGCCGACCGCTCTCACTCTGGAGTGGTGGCACAACCGTCGAACCAAGAAGGAAAAGCAAGATGCTCAAGCGCCTACGTTCACTATTCGATAAGCCATCCAAGCTGTGGTGGCGTGAAGAGGGTGGCCCTGCCACCTTCTCCATCTACGAGGGCCGTCGCTACCTCGGTAGCATCACCTTCCAAGGGCTGACTCTCAAGGAGCAGACCCAGTACCTCAACCAACTCACTAAGGATTGATCATGGTCTTCGTATTCGGTAGCAACACCGGTGGTATCCACGGTGGTGGTGCAGCTCTGGCTGCGTACAAGAAACACGGTGCTCGTTGGGGCATGGGCTATGGCCATTATGGTCAGAGCTTTGCCATCCCTACCAAGGGGCACCACATCGTCAAGACTCGTGTGCCTGCTGCTGATGGCCTGACTGAAGGTCCGGTCATCGGTGACACACTGCCTCTCGAAGAGATCAAGCAGTTCGTCATCGGCTTCCTCGCCTATGCCAAGTCGCATCCGTCTCTTCAGTTCCAAGTCACTCGCATTGGTTGCGGGCTGGCTGGACTGAAGGACGAGGACATCGCTCCGATGTTCAAGGATGCACCAGCCAATTGCCTGTTCGACAGCAAGTGGATGGACTGGCTGGGTGAGGACGCCACCTACTGGGGCACGTTCTAATCACATCTCGTTAGAGATAAATAGGAGAAAGGAAATGGAAGTCGTAATCGCAGCCCTTCAGGGCAAGACGCCTGCTCACATCAAGGAAGACTACGTGCTGATCTCCAGCCGTGGAACCAAGGTGATGAGCTTCGACACTCCGGCCAAGGCTCGTGAGTGGCAGACCAAGCAGGTCGAGAAGCACGGTGCATCTGCACCTGTACTCAAGCTGCACAAGATCACAACCATCACTCAGGAGCTTTGACATGAAAGCCACACTCGAACAACTGACCGAGCACCAGAACAAACTGGAAGTGCTGTTCAACTGCAACCAACTCATGGGCCGTATGCGCAAGGAGTTTGAAGAGTGCAAGTCGCCAGACTTCGTAGCGTTCTTCAAGCACCACGACTTCGATGTGAAGTTCGGCATCGACGCACTCATCCAGATCAACCTGCACAAGCGGGCTGACCTGCCGACCATGATTGGTACGCTACGTCATCACTGCTCCACTGCACAGGAGGTCGCTGACCGTCTGCTGTGGTTGACGATGCAGGACATCATGGACTGGGACCCAGCCCGTGAAATCTTCATCGTCAAGTTCGGCATCGGTGATGACGTGCAGCATGAGATCGACAGCTATCAGTACCCACTTCCGATGGTCATTGAACCAAGGGAGTTGGAGAACAATCGCCAGTCGGGATACCTCATCGCACAAGGCAGTGTCATCCTCAAGAAGAACCACACTGAAGATGATGTGTGCCTCGACCACCTCAACCGTATGAACAAGGTTGCCTTGACCATCAACAAGGACACCGTTCGTATGGTGCAACTGAAGTGGAAGGGACTGGACAAGGTACAGGACGGTGAGACACGAGAGGACTTTGAGAAGCGCAAGCGTGCCTTCGAGAAGTACAGCCGTACTGCCTATCAAGTCATGGACGTGTTGACCACATGTGGCAACAGGTTCTACATCACTCACAAGTACGACAAGCGTGGTCGTACCTACGCTCAAGGCTACCATGTGAACTATCAAGGCACACCTTGGAACAAGGCTGTCGTGGAGTTCGCTGACAAGGAGTTCATCGAATGACTATCCATCAATGTCCGCATGGCAACTACGCTGCTGGTTGCCCTACCTGCATCAGTGAGTATGACTCTGCTGATGCTGAAGTGATCCACTTGCACCAGTTCACCTACTGGCTGAACAAGAAGACTGGGGTAGTAACCCAGCTCTTGTCCAAGCCCAAGGGTGCATACGTGCATCTGCATGAGCAGCATCCCATGTTGCTCAAGGTGTACGCTGCTTATTGCAGGCAGCATGGTGTGACTGGTGTGCCATTCAATGGTCACCACTACATCAAGATGTTCAGTCGCTACTTCAACACCAGCAATGGTAATGAGGTGAAGGACTCGAACATCATTCAACTGGTGAACAGCAGAGGATGAGCACTCATGTCCTGCACATGCACCACCTATCGAGGACTCGCATGCACTGTGTGCTACGGCATGTACTACCACAGGAGTGTGATCCTCGACCATGCAAGGGACTACCTGCACCACAGACGGGAGGCAGACCATGCCTTTAAGTCTGGTGACGGCGCAGGTAGTGTTACTCATGCAGCAGAGGCGCATCGTGCTCTGCTTGCTATTGTCCCATTGGGACGCTTTCAGAACACGGACCAAGTGGTCCAGTTCATCCGAGTAGAGCAGAGTGCTGGCTCTATTGTTTAATCCCACATCTCAAGACGCTTAGGAGCAGAGAAATGCAACACTTCACCGCACGCCAATACCTTCAGATCGACGTAGCAAACAACTTCGGTCTGGACAAAGAAGACTGGCTGGACCGCATCAAGTGGTTCGAGCAGAACGAGACTCAGCTTGAGTCCCTCATCGACGAGGCAGAAGAACCTGCCTTGTTCCACGCAGCAGTTATGGCCTACCGTGCCGTGGATGCTGGTCAACCCATCGGTTATCCGGTGGCATTCGATGCAACAGCATCGGGCATGCAGATTCTGTCGTGCCTCACTGGCGACCGTCAGGCTGCTGAACTGTGCAACGTGATAAACGTTGGCCGTCGCATGGACTCCTACACCGCCATCTATCTGGCGATGCTGGAAGTGCTGGGCGAAGGCGGCAAGATCGGCCGCAAGGACGTGAAGTCGGCTGTCATGACCAGCTTCTACGGCAGCGAAGCTATCCCGAAGCAGGTGTTCGGTGAAGGTGTGCTCTTGCGCATCTTCGAGAACGTCATGTCGGAGAAAGCACCAGCGGCATGGGAACTGAACCAGTTCTTCCTGTCCATCTGGAACCCGGATGCCATTGCGTATCATTGGGTGCTGCCGGACAACTTCCACGTCCATACCAAGGTCATGATCAAGGAGGAAGAGACCGTTCACTTCCTCAACAAACCGTACCAGACCTTCCGTGAAGTTCAGGGAACCAAGGAGAAAGGACGCAGCCTGTCTGCGAACTCTGTCCACTCACTGGACGGCATGGTTGTTCGGGAAATGGTGCGTCGTTGCGACTACGACCAAGCCCGTGTCGCTCAGATTGAAGGCATGCTGCATCGTGGCCAGTCCCTGTGGACTGACGAGAAGCAGGACGCTCTGGTTGCCACCCTGTGGCAGCACTATCTGGATTCGGGCTACCTGTCCGCTCGCATCCTTGACTGCATTGGCTCGGCCAACATCACCGACGAGATGATCGAACCGATCACCGAACTGGTGGAGTCCCTGCCTGCCAAGCCGTTCAAGGTGCTGACTGTGCATGACTGCTTCCGCTGCCTGCCCAACTATGTTGGCGACCTACGCTTGCAGTACAACCGTCAGCTCATGCTGATCGCACGTTCCAACATGCTGTCGTTCATCCTGTCCCAGATCATGGGCAAGCAGGTGAACATCGGCAAGCTGGACGCCGACATGTGGAAGGAGATCATGGACTCGGACTACGCATTGAGTTGATAACCGGCAGAGACCTCTCGGGGTCTCTGCCTCTTCTTGGAACGAGGATAGGTACATGAAACCTGAATCACTTGCTCGACAAGTATTACGGCGTACCGTACCGGGACTCGCCAAGAGCATCTACGCCAACCAGTTGATGACATCGAGGCGGGCTGGTCGGCCACTGCCAACCTACACTGCTGAACAACTGCACGACTGGCTGGTGGCCCAGCCTGTCTTCACCTCGCTGTACGCAGCGTGGATAGCTTCTGGCTACGACAAGGAGCTTTCTCCCTCAGTGGATCAGTTACGCAACCACGAGGGCTACAGCCTCGGCAACATCCAATTGGTGACGTGAGCCTGTTCGGTCTGTCCGAGATCAGTCCTATCCCGGTAAATCCGTAACGAGTAAAATAGGAAAGGGGCATGTGCCCCTTTCCCTGATCAGGAGATCACACCATGAAGTACACCGTTCTCTGGAACAAAACCACTCGTGAACTGCGAGTGGCTGCTGCCGATGCTACTGCTGCTGGCTTCACCAAGCTGGGTGACATCAACCACCCGGATGCTACCGATCCGCTTGGTCCGCAGGTGAGCCATGTGCTATACCAGCACGCTCAAGACCTGCTGTACAAGTCGGGCGAAGAAGACATGCAGCGCCTCAAGCTGACGTGGCCGGGCAAGGTAGTTGCCCAGTTCATCTCGACGGACCCGTCGAAGGAACAGAAGATTCTTGGTAAGCCTCGTGCTACCAAGCAGATCATCATCTTCAGCTTCCCTGAAGAGATCAGCGACCGTCGTGGCACCTACAAGTCCACGAACGAGAAGGTGGCCAAAGTCAGCTCGACCGGTCTGGTCACTCTGATCGGTCCGGGCAAGTGCGACATCATCGTCAACCTGCTGAACGACTCGGTGGTGGACTACATCATCCCGGTTGAAGTCACCGTGTAAGACTTTTTGTGGGGAGAAATCCCGTTCATCAACCTTTCAAGGCCCGCCACTGAGCGGGCCTTTCCGTATCTGGAGAGAGCAACCATGTCCAAGAAAAACCATCCGCGTATCGGTTACGAAGTCACCCTGTCGCCGTCCGTCCAGAACAAGCTGCTGCTTGGTGCTCTGGGTACGGTCGGCGTGATGGAGAGCTACGCTCGTCCGCACATCCTCCGCATGTCGGCGCACCAGTTCAGCAAGTTCATCATCGCTGCCCAGAAGGATGGCGTATCGCTGGCCCAACTCAAGGCAGTCGAGATCGACTACAACGCCCTGCCCATCGTCACCGTGGTGCGTGGCAGCGGCAGCTACCATCAGGAAGGCAATGAGCCTGTCGCTGGTGAAGCTGTGTCCAGCGCCAGCACTCCGCTGCCGGAAATCGACGCTTCGCTGCTGAACCAAGTGGGTGAAGCAGTGGGCGAGATGGCCGCCGAGTTCAAGCATGACGACAAGCTGGATGCTCTGGGCTTCGTGCCCGATGGTCTGAAGCGTCTGCTGGCTGACATCGGCATCGACCCGGCCAAAGTGCAGGTCATCGACATGTCGTCGGCCACCAGCGATCAGGTGGACCACATGGTCGGTATGTCGCTGGAAGGCTTCAGCAAAGAAGCAGACAAGTTGACGGACCGCATCCGTCGCAACATGGACATCGTGGCCAACACCTTCTACGAAACCCGCATTCCGATGCGTGGTGTCGATGTGCTGGATCACGTCCGTGGACACGGCGGTGCTCCGTGTGGTCTGGTTCGCCAGAAGGAAGCCTTCCGTGACGCTCCGTATCCGCTGGTCTGGGAACAAGCCAACAGCCTGCTGGAACGTCTGATGATGGAGTCGGGCCAATGAGCACGACCGTCCTCAGCAAAGGCTGGGTAGCACCTCTGCTGCAAACCATCGACGATGGCAAGCAGCGTGAGGAAATCAGCGAACGTCTGCATGACGAAGGCAAGCATCTGGAGCTGAACTACGAAGGCTCCTTGATCATGGTGGATACCATGCGTGCCAAGTCGTACAGCGAGCGTGAAAGCGCCGCCTATGACCTGACCATCATCGGTCGTGGTCAGCAAGACATGACTCGCCAAGAGTTCATCGAAACCTGCCGTAGTGCTGGCTTTGATGTGGTGGAAGACAAAGTGCTTCCCTACACCTGCGTCTGGTACAACGGCAGCGACTCGCCCATGAGCATGCTGGAAATGCATGAGTTCATGGCCATCTGGGAGCTGGAACAGCAATGATAGATCGTCGCCAAACCATCATCGAAAAGATCGAGAGCCGGTGCTCCATTGAGGACACCGGGCACATGATCGACGGCAAGCCGAGTCCTTGTCATCTCTGGACTGGCCCAACGTCCGGTGATGGCAGAGGCGGCGGCTATGGCCGAATGAGTTTGAACAGTCACACCGTGGCTGTTCATCTCGTCACCTACACCCACTACTACGGGTACATCCCCGGCAACAAGCAGGTGGATCACCTGTGCAACCAACGCCTGTGCTGCAATCCGCAGCATCTGGAACTTGTCACCCATCTGAAAAATCAGCGACGGCGAGCAGCCCGAGCCAAGGAGAAAACATGAGCAACGGTTCCGATTCCCGCAGTCCGATCACGGACGCACTGGAAACCCTCGGCATGATCCACTTCACGGATCATGGCCGTGACGCAATCCATCTGGCTGTCGAGCAGGTTACTGCTGCATCGGCCAGTCTGGCTCCCGGTGATCGCATCGGCATCATCGACGGCCATGCCTACCGGGCTGGCATCGAATGGGATGGCAAGAAGGTGCCGTATCACGGCATCGTCGATCCGTTCCTGCAACGTGGTCCGGTGGTTGGCGAACGCTTCTGGTTCGTCATGCGTCCCCGTGAAGTGCGCTCCCTGCGTCACGTCTGGGAACATCCTGACTTCCCGGAGGGCAAGTAATGTCCCTCTTCACTTACCCCGAAGAAGAGCACAACTCTCGTGTCATGTGTGGCGATCCCGTCGCACTGGCCTATGAGTGGCTCAAGCAGTACGCCGAAGAAGTGAACAACGATGCAGGTGACGAAGGTGAAGTCACCCTCGAAGACCTGCTGGAAGCAGCCGACTCCCATCAGGGTGATGGTTGGGGCGACTACATCGTGCGTGGTGGTGCATTTGAAGGCTACTCCCTGAACCCCATGTTCTGGGACAAGTACGCCATCTTCAAGGGCATCGACCGCAGCGAGATCAGCGAAGCCCCCTTCTTCTCGTGTTCGTGCTGATATGAACACGATCCCGCCTATGGAAAACAGAGGCTGGGACCAACCTGATAGCGCCGACATCCTCATCAGTGATAACGGTGCTGTCATGCCCCAGCACGTCTTTGACCAACTCAAGGAGTATTCGTCTTCGTTTCCCTCCGGGGTCTACCCCGGCAAGATGTGGCGTGCCCACATTGGCGATAGGCACTACCTACGTTGGTATGGAGTCGTGCCGGGAGATGACAGCGTGTGTTCCAACAACCAACGTGAGATCAGCATCCTCGACTGGAGGGAACTGACAGGAGCCAAGTGATGATTCAAATCTCGAATAAGTACAAGATCACCCCTGCAAAGGGTGATGTCTACATCGGTCGGGGCAGTCCTCTGGGCAACCCCTATGTGATCGGCAAGCACGGCAACCGTGTTGAAGTGATCCTCAAGTACGCCGAGTGGATCAAGCAGCAGATTCTGGAGGACAACCGAGAGGTCTGCGAAGCCCTCAACGAGATTCTCGAACGTCACCGCTCCGGCGACTCGGTTCGCTTGGTGTGCTTTTGCGCACCTCAGAAATGTCACGGTGAAGTCATCCGTGACCTCATCCACATGAAGGGCTGAACCATGAAATACAAACTGCGTGCTGATGCTCACGGGTATCCGGCAGAGACCGTCGTGTACGACCTGAAGTACCACGACTATGGCCTCGCCAGTGACGACACTCGCTACACGGGTGTTGAACACAAGAGCATGACGCTGGACCCGGATGGCAACTATCCGTCGTTCACCGTTCCTGTCCACAACCTGATCCCTCTGGAGTGAACCATGAAGGTCTATGCCCCAGAGCAACGCATGACAGCATCCAATGCGTGGGGGCATGACCATCGTGTCACCCATCAAGTGCTGATCGTAGAGGAAAGTGATGTCGGCACTGCTCGACCTCACTACCTCGGCTACAACCACAAAACCCACGTCTTCACCAAGACTGACGTGGGCTGTGCCATCGTCGTCTATCGAGACGGAACGGGCTGGACCAACTGGGTCTTTGCCCTCAACTGGGAGAGCAAAGATGCCGACCGTGAGAACCCTGATCGCCCGAACCAACGGGCAGATCGAACTGGTGAACCTCATCAAGCGGAATGACGATCACATCGTCATCCGTGGTGTGGACGCCAAGCGTAGCTGGAAGCTGTTCCACAACAACCCGAAGTGCAAGGAGTTCCACGACACGGACTCCGCCATTCAATGGATAACAGAGAGCCGGAAAAATGCTGCCTGATGACGCAATCAAAGTGGTACTGGAATTGGCCCGCCAAAATCTCGCACCTGACGACATGCCCGAAGAGCAGCGTCGTCAACTTGCTGCAATCGAGAGCGTGGAACGGAATCTGGTTTCATTCGATGCTCACGTTGCTTTCCAAGCCCGCTTGGTTGGCACTTACGAAGTCACTCGTGCAGTGCTCCGTAATGCCTACGACACGGTGCAGGAGTTCCGCAAAACAGGCAACACTGGCGCTGTGATCTACAGCGACTACGGCTACCTCTACACGGCTGTGGTCCAGATGGGTGCAAGTCACCCGCTGCGAGCCGCTGATGTACACCATTAGAGTTTGGGATGGGTTCTCCACTCGGGAGATACCTATGGAGGGCACCTACGATCAGGTGTCCTCAATCTGTCACTCCCGGTTTCCACCGGGCTACATCTGGAGCATTCAGTGAGCCGACTCTATGAAGACTCAGCCGATCTTCGGCTATTCCGTAGGCTGAAAGCCCAAGGACTATCCACGAAGGACGCTGCCGAGTCTGTGGAGATGGTCACTGGAGCCAAGATCAACAATCCCCGGTCGCAATATCACTTCAGTGATGACTGGGGCCACGAGAGTTCGTCGAAGCACGAGCTTCCCCACTACCACGGCAATCGCCGGTTCTGAGAGGTCAGAAATGTCAGTTGAATCGTTTACCACTGCCACGCCTCGGCAGACCAAGAAGCTCGTCGAGCGTGTTGTGGCCGCAGGCCGCGTTCCGATGATCACTTCGTCTCCGGGCATGGGCAAATCCGCCATCGTCAAGAAGGTGGCTGAAGACTTCGGGTTGATCCTGATCGACCATCGCCTATCCACTTCCGCACCAGAAGACCTGACCGGCCTGCCCCGCTTCCGTGCAGATGGCCGTGCAGAGTTTGCACCGTTCGGGGACTTGTTCCCACTGGAAGGTGACGACATCCCGGAAGGCTATAACGGCTGGCTGCTGTTCTTGGACGAGCTGCCTTCGGCACCGAAGTCCGTGCAGGCTGCTGCATACAAGCTGATCCTTGACCGCATGGTCGGTCAGCACAAGCTGCATCCGAATGTCTGGATCGTCGGTGCCGGTAATAAGGCAACCGACCGTGCCATCGTGAATCCGCTGGGTACTGCCATGCAGTCCCGTCTGGTTCACATCGAGATGGCTGTGGACTTCGAGCAGTGGCTGCAAGACGTTGCCCTGCCCCAGAAGTGGGACCAGCGTGTCATCGCCTATCTGTCGATGCACAACAGCAAGCTGCTGGACTTCGACCCTGAGCATCAGGATCGCACGTTCTGCTGCCCACGCACTTGGGAGTTCACTTCCGACCTGATCCAAGGCCGGGAACTGGATGACGACGACAGCATCCTGCTGGCAGGCACCATCACCAGCGGTGAGGCGATCAGCTTCGTACAGTTCACCAAGGTGTACAAGAACTTGCCCAAGTTCAACGACATCATGAACAACCCGGAAGGTGCTCAAGTACCGTCCGATCCGGCCACTCGCTGGGCGCTCACCATGAGCCTCGTCGAGAAGACGGACAAGACGAACTTCGACACTGTGGGCACGTACATGGACCGTATGGACATGGCTGCTCGTGTGCTGTTCTTCCGTGCTCTTCTGGCTCAGAAGCCCGAAATGCGTGAGCACGACCGCTTCGCCAAGTCGATGGTTGCCCTGAGCCGTTACCTAAATGGCTAAAGCAGTCAACAAGCAACGCCTCAAGCCTCTGGTCAGCTACAACGTGCATGACGAAGACCCCAAGGTCTACGCCTTCGCACCGCCGAAAGGCATGTGGCTGGTCAAGATGTACGCTACCAACGACATCGAACGCATCGAAGTCGAGATGGAAGTGTTCGTCAAGTGCGAACTGGCGCTGCTGCGTGAGCTACAGCTCAAGGAGTTCACCGAGATCATCGGTGAGCTGTCTCCTGTAACCGATGCTCAATTCACCATCTATCAGAAGGTATGAACCATGAACGAAGAACAACTTCTCCGTGAACTGGATAAGGTCAAGGCCAAGGCGTTCTTCGGTCAGAATGCTGCCTTCTTGGCTCCGATCCTGTGCTCCATGCGTTTCGCGTGGGATAACAATCAGCCGACGGCCAGCACTGATGGTATTGACCTGACGTGGAACAGCGACTGGTTTCAGAAGTTGCTGTTCGATGCCCGTGTGACTGTGCTGATGCACGAACTCTGGCACGTTGCCCGTATGCACATGCTCCGCCGTGGGGGACGTGATCCCCTGTGGTGGAACTACGCATGTGACATCTGGATCAACAACATGCTGGAGTCCCAGAAGTACAGCTTCAAGGGCATCGAAGACTGCTGGAAAGACCGTCAGTATGACGGGATGGTTGAAGAGGACATCTATGATGCGATCTACAACCCCCAGCAGCCGCCTCCGCCCCCACCGAGTGCTGGTGCATTCGGTGATCCGGGTGGTGGTGGAGATATGGCCCCACCACCGATGGGTGGCACGGAAGCGCAAGCTGCGAAGAACGATGTGCTGAACACCGTTGTTCGTGCCATGCACCAAGCCGCCATGAGCGGGAACCAAGCAGGGACAATGCCCGGCGATCAGAAGGAGTTGATCAAGCAATTCCTGAAGCCCGTCGTACCTTGGCAACGTCTGCTGGGCCGTTTCTTCACCGACATGTTGGACGAGGACTACACATGGCGTCGGCCTAACCGTCGTCACTCCGACATCTACCTGCCATCCCGTTTCACGGATGATGGCCGGTTGGAGCATCTGGCGTATTACCTCGACGTGTCGGGGTCAATCACCAAGAAGGATGTGCTCCGCTTCAACTCCGAAGTAAAGCACGTCAAGGACTTCCACAAGCCCGAGAAGATGACCCTTGTTCAGTTCGATACCCGTATCGCTGACGAGATGGTCATTGAGGATAACGACTCGTTCGACGAGGTAGTTATTCGTGGGGGTGGAGGCACCTGTTTGGTCCCTGTGCGAGAGCACATCATCAAGACCAAGCCGACTGCCGCCATCATCTTCACCGATCTGGAAGTTGCTCCGATGGAGAAGCTCCCGTTCGACATCCCAGTCATCTGGGTGGTGATTCGCAACACTCGTGCAAAGGTTCCCTTTGGCGAGATCATCAACATCAATCAGTGAGGCCAACATGGTCAAGAACGGTAATCCCCTGCTGTGGGCCAAGCCCATCGAAGGCATGGCCATCGGCAAGGAAACTTCCGGTGGTGTCACATACGGTCTCGGAGAGGCTGGGTACGACATCCGCATCAAACAGGAGATCACCTTCTACTGCTTTTTGTGGTTGTTGCCCCTCATCAAGGTGACTGATGGCGACCGCTCCAAGTGGTTCTTTGGGCGGTTCGTCCTCGCATCGGCTGTGGAGAAATTCCGCATGCCGTCCGACTTGGTAGGCATCGTCCATGACAAATCGTCGTGGGCACGTCGTGCCTTGTCGGTCTTCAACACGGTCATCGAACCGGGTTGGAAAGGCTATCTCACTCTGGAATTGGTGTTTCATGGTCGCAAGACTGTGAAAATCCCCGCTGGTTCGGGCATCGCTCAGGTATTGTTCCACACCCTGAACGAGAAACGGACCTACGAGGGACGCTACCAAGATCAGGCTGATCGGCCTGTGGAAGCAAAAAGCGTGGTATCTTGAAACCTTTCGTGGGGTGAGGCACCCCTGATAGGAGAAACGGCATGATGCTTCTTCGCTGGATCGCAGCACTGTTCCCGGTCTCGGGAATGCTGCTGCCGACGCAGGAACCTGTGGTACGCCCTCGCCACAACGCCGTGGTTGTCATTGCCTCTGGAAAGGTCAAACGACCGGAACAAGACGACTACGGCTAGGTACGTTCTCATGAGAGGACACCTGCCAAGTTGAGGATAGAAGCCCCCTCTTTTGGGGGCTTCGCCACATCTAGACCTTGAGTCTGTGCTTTCTCCACAGAGGTGGAACCAGAGAGCACAGATCAAAGGAGGCCAACCACATGCTGGCCGTACTGGATACCCGTTCGATTCGGAAATGCTCTGGTGAGCGCAATGTGAGCGAGGCCCGCTGGGGGATCAGCCGTACTCTGTACGCAAACCCGAAAAGCCATGTGACTACGTGAAGAAGCTCAAAAGGTACGCCTTGTGGGTTCGAGTCCCATCTCCAGCAATGGAGTAGGCAAATTGGCAAAGCCAGTGGAAGCACGTATGAGCGACAGTTCCCGATCTGTAAAATCGGACCTAATTCAATGGGAGCTTGGCTGAGTGGCTTAAAGCACCCGCCTTCTAATCGGGCGACGGATTGCATCCGTCCGTGGGTTCAAATCCCACAGCTCCCGCCAGAATTGTGGCTGCTACCGGGTTGTCCGGGAAAGCGCCATGATGGGCTGTTTCGTCGGTTCAGCGACTTGAAAAAACCGACACCCTTCTGACCCCCAGAAACCCTCGGCCTTCGGGCTGAGGGGAGTATGGCAACATTGACGTGTTGGCAGGCATGCCAGCACCCAATAGGTGGATCGCTACCACCTTGGGCCGAGTGACGGAATTGGTAGACGTGGACTCCTTCAACCGGAGTCTGGGATCGCTGCGAAGCCCCGTGCAGGTTCGACTCCTGCCTCAATCGCCCTAAATCATCAACCCAACAAGACAGAGCCATGCTCTGTCTTTTTCATTTCCAGAGGAACCGCTATGACTCGTGAAGAGTTCGACAATGCAGTAGCTGTCGGCCCCAAGCTGATGGTTCGTTTTACCGCTTCGTGGTGTGGACCGTGCAAGGTCTACGGACCTGTCTTCGACGAAGTGCTGGACAAGCACCCCGAGGTCAACACGCTGGTCATCGACGCCGACTCCAACAAGGAACTGTGTGCCTCGTTGGGCGTCCGTGGCCTGCCCACCACCATGCGTTTCGAGAACGGCGCTCTCTACTCCACCAAGGTGGGTAGCCTGACTGCCGGACAACTCGAAACCATTCTGGCGGGGTAAGTCGCTATGTCCATCCTTGATGAACTCGACTTCTCCAAACTGGAACAGCGGATCATCGCCGGGATGGACATCGGAATGCTCGGTGGGGACCGATCTGTAATGGTTTGTGTGGGTGTTGACTCTGGCATCAAAGGGCTGAAAGCCGAGGTCATGTACCTCGACGACATCTACATTGAGCCAGATACGCGAAGTAGCCTCGAAGCAGAGGTCGATGCGTACCTTGCGAAAGCATGGGCACCACAAAAGAAGCAGCGTAAGCAGCTACCCTACTACCACCACCGACGGAGGTTCTGATCATGGATCAGTTCATCACCGGGACTCACATCACGATGATCGAGTCCTTGGCTCGGAATCACGGATGGGATGGTTCCCAGAACCTCTATCTGTGGTTATCCACCAAACTCAGAGAGGGTCGTGAGGCCATCTCTATCGTGGAGCGCTGGGAAGACGTATCGCGCCAAGGCCGGTAATGGCCAAGCGAACCGATGGTCTGTTGGGTGCCGCCCATTGGGGCACATCAATGGACCCTACCCACGTTCAGCGATTCCGTGACAACACGGACAAGCTGGTTCACTACTCGTTCAAGTCTCAGAAGTGCCCTGTGTGTCGCAAGATGCGATCCATCCGGCAATTCAAGGAGGGGCGTCAGGCGTGCCTGTCATGCCCTGAACCAAAGGAGTAATGGCATGCCACGCATCCCCTTTCTGCGTCCACGTCCTCGGCGTGGCCGGAAAACTGTGCTGTTTCACAGCACACGTTCACATCGCCAACAAGGGACACATATGAACATTTCCGCAAAGGTGATCGCCTATTCGATCAGTCCCGAGGGTCTGCCGCTGCTTACCTATGAGCTGCTGTACCCCCGGTTCATCCACTCGGAGTTCATGACGCACCGTATGGTGTCGAAGAACAGCGCCAGCAGCCGAGCAATACCGACGCACAAGCTCATTGAGCAGGTACGTCACATGCCGATGATGCCGATCCACTGGGGCTTGAACCAGAAAGGCATGCAGGCAGAGCAGGAAATTGATCCTGCTGATGTAGCAGCCGCCCAGAACATGTGGCTCTGTGCAGCACGCAATGCTGCTGACATGGCCGAAGCCATGATGGACCTCGGCCTGCACAAGCAGGTGGTCAATCGTGTGCTGGAGCCTTTCGTGCCGATGCGTGTCATCGCCACTGCCAGCAAGTGGAACAACTTCTTCCATCTGCGTGACCATGCTGATGCCCAGCCGGAGATTCGTGCTCTGGCTCAAGCAATGCTGGCTGCGAAGAATGAAGCCCACCCGCAACTGCTGCACCCCGGCCAGTGGCACCT